ACTCCGCCGTCAGTGCCGGGGGCTCGTCGTGTCCTGGTCAGCCGCGCCACCATCGTCCGCGATCTCTTCGTCAGAGAACCAGCTGGCTGGCGTCATTTCCAGGGCTCGCAGGAACACGCCGCAGGCACCAGCCAGGCGCTGGTAGTCAGACAGGGCTGAGTTGTCAAGCTCGTCGACTCTTTCCTTGAGCATGAACTGAGCGACGCCCAGCATATTCTCCACGCAGCGCTTGGTCAAGTCCCGGTCACCGATGCGGCTGGTCTCCACCTGGCCGCGTGCTCGCCAGCCAGCGGCGAACATCGCTAGCTGCAGGGTCAGCGTGGTCTTGATCACCACGCCATCCTCACCCATCCAATTCATAAGGAACGGCATGGGCGGATAGGCAGCGTGCTCCAGGCCGGCCGCGTGCGCCTGGATGGTCTGCTCCGGGAAGGTCTCTTCCACGACCCACTCGCTCAATGGCGCGTCGTGGTAGTGATTGAGCAGGACGAATGCCTGGCTGTCGGTCAGCCTGTCGGTGGTCTCGCCGGCGCCATAATAGGGGAAATCGAACTCGGCCTGCACCAGCTGCCTGGCTTCGTCCCAGGTCGCCTGTTGCTGGTCCATGATGTGCTGCACCCTCAGGCGCCGCAACTCTTCGTTGTCCATGCGTCGGAGCGTATCACGCTGATACAGCGAGCGTCAAGCCGAACGCCGGCGGCGGCACCCCACTCAGGTGTTAACGCACTTTAGCAAACTGTTAGCGACCAGTTACCCACCTGGACTGCTCCGTGTGATTTAATTTAGGTGTCGGGCCGAACAAGACCCGCCAATTGAGACCAGGAGCAATCCAGTGACCACCACCGCCATCGAGCCCACCACCAGCCAGCGAGCCGCCATGAACGCCGCCTACCAGATCGGCGTTCGCCAGAACCGCAAGTTCGAAGCCTCCGACGTGACCAGCAGCCCAGTGCTCACGCAGGCCGCCGTCGCCTTCGCCCAGACCTATCAGGGCGACTTCGAGTACATGGTCGAAATGCGGGCCGCCGCCAGCCTGGGCTTCTTGACCGCGAACCAGGCCAAGGGCGTCCTGAACTGCCTGATGGCAGAAGCCCGCCGCCGGATGAACGCCAAGGCCGCCAAGCCAGTAGTGACCGCCGCCCCGGTGGTCGCCGCCAGCACCGACTACGCCAGCGTCCAGAACGGCTTCTACACGGTGGTGTTCGACGCCGCCCACCCGGACGACCGAATCACCCTCCGCCTGGACAAATGGGAGGATTTCACCGACAAGCGCACCGGCGCGGCCCGCGACGACGTTCGCAGCGTGAAGTACCTGGCGGGCGCCGACAATGAGGCCGACTACATGTTCGCCGCCGCGATCGATGGCACCAGCGTCCTGTTCCGTGGCCGCTCCTGCGGCCCGCGAGTCGAGCGAGCCCTGGCCATCCTGGTCCAGAGCAGCGCAGCTGACCGAGCGGTGATGGGCGCCGCCTACGCCTTCCAGAGCAGCCGCTGCTGGCGCTGCAATCGCCTGCTGACGGTTGAGGATAGCGTGGCTGGCGGCATCGGCCCGAAGTGCGCCGCCAAGATCGGCGCGGCGTACGGCGCCGGGGCTGTCCAGGCGGCCAAGGAAGCCATGGCTCGCCTGCAGGCGGCCAAGGAGCCCACCACGACGGCGGCCGCTCCGGTGGCCGTCCCGGAGGCCCCGGAGAGCATGGCCATCTTCGACCAGGACGGCAAGATGATCAACGAGCGCCGCTACCGCGAACTGTTCGGTGAGGATGCGGCGTAAGCCGCAGCCCGCCACCAACTGAGAGAGGATTCGACCAATGACCCGAGTGACCCAAGCGATGCTGGCAGTCTCCCTGCTGGCATTCACCCTGTCGCCCTTCCGGGCGATCGAGCCAGAGCCCATCCGGGTCAGTGGCCGAAACCACCCGCACCACCTGGTCGCCGGCGCCCGATTGCCGGCGGCACTCGACCTGTGATAAAATCGACGACTGCAGGAGAAACGCGATGATACAAGACAGCGACCCACCGACCTTCCGCCCGCCAACCAGGAGAAACCCATGGCACAACTAAGCCCAACAGAGCGCCACCAGGTCGAACAAGCCCTGGGCGTGCTCGCCAGCGTCAGGAGCGACCTGCTCAACGTTGAAGAGACCCCGGCGTCTACCTTCCGCCACATCGACGCGGTCATCGACGAGATCCGCAAAGCAACCAGCCTGGACGATGACCAGGCCGACTACCAGGACGACGAGCCCTTCTGATGCTGCTCCACATACCCGACCTGACCGAGTCCAAGTCCTGGGCGTGCCCTGAATGCTCAGCGACCCAGGACGACGAGCCCGACACCGACACCATCTACGAGTGCGGCAACTGCGGCAACTCATTCTCCCGCGAGCAGAACGAAGGCACCAACCTCTGCCCTGACTGCCGCCACCGCGCCGCCACCAGGGAAAAGGGACCTGTCTGCCCGGAGTGCGGCGGTGGCATCATGGAAGAGCAGACCTGCGACGGCTGCCCGGACTGTGACTGGAAGGGCGAGCCCGACGTGACCGACGCCCAGGCGTACCTCAAGCACTACCTGGAAGAGCACGCCGACGACATCGAAATCACAGAGGAAAAGGAAGATGCCTAGCCAACGCGAAACAGCCACCAGGGTCTACCAGACCCTGCGTGGCGGAGCCCTGGCAGCCGACGCAGCCCCAGGCCAGTACACGCCACTGCAGCGAGCCCTGGCGCACGCCCAGGCAGTCGGCGCGGCCAAGGTGCTGCTGGCGCTGTCGGTCGACGGCTCAGCCCACTGGCTGGCCACCGAGCACCAGGCCGTGGTCAGCCTGAAAGAACGGGTCGAGATCCAGCTGGCCGGCGTCGAACTCGCCCTGGCTGACATGCCACGAGAGGCATCTCCGGAGCCCACCGGACGCGTCAAGCCCGGAACCCCTGAATATAGCTTGACGACGGCCAACACGCCAGGAGACGCTCCGGAGGGGCTCTCCTGATGCCTCTCGTCCAGATCGACCACCTGGAGCCCGCCCAGGCCGAGACCACCGCCATGGCCATGCTGCGGGAAGCCAGCGCCGGCGCCCTGGAAGCAGCCAGCTTGCTGGCCACCCACGACAAGGCCGGCTTCCACCAGGCTATGCAAGCGCTGGTCTCCAAGCTACACACCGTCAGCGAATATGGCAAGGTGGCTTTCCTGCGTCCAGACGTGACGCCCGAGTGGGTGGTGATGGCCTACATCCAGCACTACCCGGTCGGCTACTGGCACCCGCTGTTCACCGTCAGCCACGCGGCGATGGGTATCGACCCACGCATCAGCGATGCCCAAATCATGACCGCCCTGACCCAGTTGACCAGCCAGGGCTACCTCAAAATGAGCCACCGTGGTGGTGGCCGAGCCCAGTATCAATGGCAAGGGAGAAAATATGCCAACTGACCACGACGACTACCGCTCCGGCGAGTGCGCCGGCTGCGGCAACACCATCTGGGAGGGTCAGTTCTACCAGGACGACGCCGGCCAGCGCTACCATCTGCAGTGCCAGCCTGGGACCACGCCGCCGCCCGTCGAAATCACGGTCGAACAGCTGATGGGCATGGCATTCCCGGCGCCCATCAAGTGCGCCAACCATTGCGACCACGGCTGCGAGATCCCGCTGCAGCCGGGCGACAACTGGGTCAAGGTGGCGCTGGCCGAAGGCTGGACTGTCATGCGCTGGACCACCGACCACAACTCCATCGACCCTGGCCACAACGACCACGTTATGGCATTCTGCGACCCTGGCTGCGCCTACACCCACATGCGAGCCCGGATGCTGATCGACGATCACTGGCGACCGCTACTCAGTCGGATGGACTGGGACGCCATGGCCAAGGGTGACGAGATCCTGGAAGCCCGCGAGCAGCACACCCACGAGCATGGGCACTGACCTGACGCCCGGTCAGCGCCTGGTCTGCCCCGTCTGCAACGCCGCCACCCTAATCAAGTGGCGGCCCAGGCGCCGCACCATACGCTGCCAGGGCTGCCAGGCCATCATCGCCATGCGTGCCAACGACGACGACCCCGGCCGCGCCGTGAAGATTAACTAATTCTTAACACCTGGCTAACCCGCGTTTACCCATCCATGTGATTTACTTTGGGTATGGCAATCAACACCACCACCCGCAACCGAGTCGCCCAGGCCGCCGCTGGCCTGCCCACCCTCCAGGCTTGGATCGACGCCGTCAGCGCAATCAGCCCGGAGGCCGCCCAAACCGTCGAAGGCATCTACTGCGGTCGCGATGGCCGGGGCTCGTTCGAGTTCGGCCCGAAGAACTACATCGTGGTCGGCTGGCACGACGGCCGCGTCGAGTACTCGTATGTCAGCTGACCGCCTGGTCCATTGGAGCAGCACCCCGGCGGGTGCCTGCTCCCGTAAGGATTCCGGCCAGGACGCCCTGGTCGTGAGCCCGCAGATCACCTACCCTGGCGTGGCCGACTGGCCCGGTAACGTGACCTGCCCGACCTGCTGCCGCGTCATCCGCCAGGAGCGCCGCGCCAGGAGACAGCCAAGTGTTAACGGTAGTTAATCAGATGTTTACTGCCGTTTTACCACTCCAGGCCCACGGTGTGATTTAATCGTAGATGGAAAGCGAGACATGATGACCACGAAGATCGCCAGCGACGGCACCATCCGCCTGGACCTGACCAAGCGCCAGACCACCGAGATTTGGTGCAGCGAGTACGACACCGCCTACGACCCAGGCTGCAGCGACGAGCACAACCTGCTGGCCGACCAACTCAAGGCCGGCACCGACCTGCCCAATCGCGGCCTGCGAGTGGCGCTCACGCCCGAGACCCTGCTCTACCTGGCAGAGAACATCCACTACCACATCGACCGCACGGCCAGCAACCTGGGCAGCACCAGCCCCAAGTACGACTGGGACAACTGGTCTAGCCTGGGCGCTGACCTGGCCGCCCTAAAGGGGCTCGACCAGCGGGTCAAGCGCATGTGCCGCGAGCTTGGCCTGCGCTACAAGGTCTGGTCATTCACCAAAGGCATGCACTATGCCGACTAGCTGGCACGAGACCGAGCTACCAGGACACTGGGAATCGGCCCACCACCGCGCCATCCGACGCAACATGGAGCAGGACATCATCCTGCTCCTGGTCTGGCGCAAGGATGACAAGCCGCTAGGCTCTGAGCACTTCTCTGTCATGCAGTCAGCCAAGAACGCCCTGGTGGGTCGCGAGTACTATGGCTTTGAGGTCTACCCGGCCGAGAGCGAGCTACGCGACCGAGCCAACGTCTACTGGATGCATGTTTGCCCCAGGCCGAACGAAAAGCCGGACTGGGTGCGACCACAACGCAGGAGCGTAACCAATGGACTACCCAACTAACCTGACCAGGGCGACGGCCGAGAACATGCTGGACGACGCCCAGCCCGGCCAGTACGTCCTGGCCACCTTCCCAGGCCGCGTCTGGATTCACTCCATCCGCCTGGACGCCAAGCAGCTGCCCAGGACCTACTGCGGCGTGCCTATTGGCGTGATCGGCAAATGGTCCCAGCAAGGATTCGGCACGGCCGACCAGGTAACCTGCGTGACCTGCTCGTCCGGCATCGCCAAGACCGAGCACGGCGAGTACATCAAGAGAGGCATTCCGGAGACCAAGGAAAGGCCATCTCGTCCTGCGGCGGTATGCTTCGCCGTCCTGGACGACAGACGTGTTCCGAGTGCCACCGGACGCCACGTGCCAAATGTGCTCAAGAGCAACTACCACGGCGAGCCAGTCTCGCCATTCTGCACCTGGTGCGGCGCCAGCCTGACCGACCAGGAGCAGGCCGACGCCCAGGCTACCCGAGCCCTAGACGACTCGACCGTCCTGGTCGTGCGTGACGGCGACGTGGTGGTGACCACCACCGGCGACACCGACGGTGTTAACGCTGATTAATCAACTGTTTACAGCCAGGTAACCCACTCCCGCCTCCGGTCTGATTTACTTACGTCATGGCACAGCCCACCACCGCCGCTCAGAAGCCCTGCTTCTACGGCCACCCCACTCATGCGGCGGATTACCGCCTCACCTATCGGCTCGCCGGGGCGAGCACCAATACCAACTACTACCTGTGCGCGGAGCACCGCCCATCGTTCAGCCAGGACAACCTGGTCAAGGTCACGGCTCTTCGGAGCCGCTGACCCACTTGTGGGCTGAGCGATCCGTCTGATAAACTCACCGTAGGAGAAACACCGATGTCACCCACGATCGTCAAAGATCCGAAGCGCGAACAGTGCCAGCTATGTGGCAAAGAGGTCGCGCTGTTGCCCAACGGCAAGCTGCGCTATCATAGCTGCCAGCCGCAGCCATTACCCGAGAAGGAGGCCGAACCAGTGGCCGCAGCATCCACACCCGTACCCACCGATCAGCCGGTCCCGCCCGAGCCCGACGACGACGACCAACCAGAGGCACCCGACGCCCCAGGCGCCGGCGAAGAGAGCCAGGACGACGACCCGGACGCCGGCGAAGAGTCGCAGGACGACGAGTCGGGCGAAGAGAGCCAGGAGCCAGCCGAAGAGGAAATCACCCTGGCAGGCCGCACCGTAGAGGATGCCGCCCCGGCCAAGCCAAAGGCCGAGCGCAAACCCAAGGAGCCCAAGGTGCCGACCGAGCCCAAGGTGCCTGAGTCAGTGCTCAAGGCTCGCGCCGAGCGGCAGGCCATGATCGACCGCGCCAAGCCCATGACCAAGCTGAACGGCACCGGCGACAACGTGCGGGTCACCCTGCACATGTACGACCCGGAGGCCGACCGCACGCTCTGTGGCGCCGTGGTGCCTGGCAACGAAGAGGCACAGCATGCCCAGGGCTGGTACCTGGACGGAGCGCCGGTCAGCAAGGAACAGGCCGACGCCGCCACCAGCTGCAACACCTGCCAGGCACGCATGGCCAAGCTGAATGCAGGTGGCTCGATCCGCCGCCGCGTGGCCAGGAAGCCAGGCGATGTGGAGATCGGTACGCCGGTGGTCAAGGGCAGCAAGGATGGCACCGGCCAGGTTCACCTGACCAACGCCGCGTCCAGCAATCCAGTGCGCACGTTGTGCGGCGCCATCATCGGCACCGAGCAGGACGGCTGGATCCCGGCCGAAGATCCTGGCGTGGAAGTGGGCTGCCCGACCTGCCGCGCCAGGGAAGCCAAGATAGTGGCCGCCCAAGAGACCGACGCGGCCGTCGCGGAGGCCAGCGAAGCCGCCGCAGCTTAGTCTGATCGTCTCTCGCTTCCGCCCACGGCCCGCCCAGGACTGGTCATCCAGGCGGGCCGTGGTGTGCCCTGGAGACCTGCACTCATGCCAGAGCCACACCCGCTCGTCCTGGCTGCCTGCCAACGCTGCGGCCTGGTCATCCACCTGTTCACGTCGAGTCCGCTAGTTGACCTGGGCTGGGCATTCAGCGAATGGTACGGCTGGCGCTGCCCGCCATGCATGGCACTGATCGACGACTCGCCGCCGCGTCACCCTCTCGGACGCCCACGCTTGCATCGCGGTACATCGATCTGATAAACTGAACTCCGGAGAAGCATGCTTTATCTTCCTTGCCACATCTGGACGGGTGACCACCTGGCCGCTGGCTACGGCCGCATCACCATGCTTGACCCGGAGACAGGCAGACGCCGTCAATACCGCGTGTCCCACCTGATGGTGACCGAATGGTACGGCGTCGTACCCGACCTGGTCATGCATCTGTGCGACACGCCAGCTTGCTGGGAGCCCAGCCACCTACGATCAGCCACCGACGCCCAAAACACGGCCGACATGATCGCCAAGGGACGCTATCGCAACGGGCAATCACTCAAGACGCACTGCCCGGCCGGCCACCCATACGACGAGCTAAACACCAGGCTGACCAGGACCGGTGGGCGGGCGTGCCGTGCCTGCGCCAGGGCTCGCCAGCACAACCGTACCCACCGAACTAGTCTTAATCAAGCGTTAACACCGAGTTATTCACTCGGTAACCGTCCGTGTGATTTAATTGTTGGTGGAAACGAGAGGAACACCCAATGACCACCACCAACCAGTCAGCAGCCGACATCAGTGCCGAAACGCTCGACATGCTGAAGAAGTTATACGACCGCAGCAAGCGCAGCGACAGCCACCTGGACACGCAGGCCGCCCGCGAGAGCGCCGAGCAGGAGGCCGCCCAGGCAGCCGAAATGCTCAGCCGACTGCTGGACAAGTACGGCCTGGCGCTGGCCGACGTAGACAGCAAGGGCAACAGCCACCAGATCAGCGCCGGTCACGTCCAGGAGCGCACCATCGATTTCGGCAAATCCAACTTCGCCTGGAAGATCGACCTGGCCAAGGCAGTGATCAAGCACAACAACTGCCAGATCCTCAAAGAGATCTACAGCCGCAACAAGATCAGTGGATTCGTCCTGGTCGGCCTGACGCTGCACGTCGACGCCACCATGATGATGCTTGAATGGCTGTTCGCGCAGATCAAGGCCATCGCCAGCGCCGACTACAAGTCGTACAAGGCCGAGCACCCCAGCAAGTACGACCACATCGACCCGCTGCGCTGGCACACCAGCTTCGGCAAGGGCGCCGGCCAGCGCCTGGCATACCGCCTGCAAGAAATGCGGGACCAGCAAGCCGCCGCAGCCGCTGCCGCTGCCAGAGAAGCCAACGGCGAAGGCCCGGTGGTGACGCTGGCCGTCAACATTGGCACCGCCATCCGCGACTACCTGGAGACCAAGGAGCCCTGGCGCAAAGAGCGCCGAGAGGCCGACGAAGCCTGGACGCGCCGGCGCGACATGGCAGCCAAGCTGAACCGCATTCAGCCGCGTGCCTGGTCGGTCTGGCTGGCCTGGCAGCAGCCCATGGTGCAGCTGGCGATCCTGGCCGCGATGGGCCGCCAGATGGACACCGACGCCAAGGCTCGCGCCGAGCAGGAGAAGGAATGGGCGAAGGAGGATGCCAAGCGAGCCGCCTACCAGGAGCGCTACTACCGCACGCACGGCCACTATCCTGGCGAAGGCCGACGCCGTGGCCGCACGGTGGTCGACAACACTGACTACACCGCGTTTGACGCCGGCTATGACCGAGCGTCCGGGATCAACATGACGCCCTACCTCAATGAAGGTAGCAAGGGCACAGCGCCAGGAGCGCTGGGGGAGTAACCATGGCAGAGGCCGTCTTTCGACTCGCAGACACCTTCCTGGTCAGGCAACTGGCCAGGGAGACCACGGTCTGTTCGCACCAGGGCTGCCCGCACATCGGCCCGGTGCATCGCTACTGGTGGACGGAAGATCAGTGCGGCGATCCGCCGGCCGGCCTGGGCGCCTACTGCAGCCAGGAATGCTGGACAGCCGACCAGGTGGGACCGGCGCCCAGCACCAGGCCACGCCGCTGGGCTGAGCGCAGCACGCCAGGACAATGGGACAGGGAAGGCATCCGACATGATCCAGTGCGAGCATAACGCCAACGGCGAGTTCGCCTCCGAGACCAACGACCAGGAGCCGGGCGAGCGCTGCTCGAACCCGGCCAGCGTGGTCATTCACTGGACACATCCAGACACGCCCGACCAGCCCAACATCGAGTACCGCTGCGTGATCGACTCGGCGCACATCTTGCTGCTCATGGACGAGCTAGACGCCAACAGCATCGACTACAAGGTGTTTCACCTGGTCGACGTAACCTCCGCAGCGCTGGGCGCCGACACGTCGATCATCGACATCTTCAACGGACCAGGCAACCTGGCCTACAAGATCACCTGGGACGCCAGCAACGACGCCTACGGCCAGATGGACGTGTACCGTGGCTGATCCAAGCAAGCCCAGGTGCGCCTGCGGCGCCGTGGCCAGCAATCTGGTGGCGTACCTGCTACCAGGTGGCGACACGCCTAGTCTACTGCCCACGTGCGATGCCAACGGCTGCCTGGAAGCAGCCAGGAAAGTGGCCGCCTGCGACGACCGCGCCACGATCACTCGCGTGCGCAACTCGGCCGCCCTGTTCTACAAGCCCAAGCCCAGCGGCCCGCCTGATCACGAGCCGCCCTATGTCTGCGCCGCGTGCCGAGCCCACAAGCACCAACACTGCCCTGACCAGGTGCCGATCCGCAAAGACGGCAAGCTAGTCATCGTCCAGTGCGATTGCCTGATGAATCAGCACGCTCTCGACCCAGCGGCCAAGTTGTAACGGGGCTGTAATGGTCAACACCGGCGAACCGGATTGCGCAGCGACGCGCCGGTGTGATAAAGTTCTTGATGCAGCGGCAGACAGGCCGCTAGCGAGCGACACAGGAGAAACAGTGACATGACCGCATCGATTTTCGGCGACAGATTCGCCGCGTTCCGGGAGCCGGCCTGGCATGGCCTGGGCACCGTGTTCCAGGAGCGAATGAGCGCGACCGACGCCGCGCTACTGGCCAAGTTGGACTACCAGATTGAGCAGGTCGGCCCGCTGTACGTGCCCAAGCCCGTCTGGATCAACGGCGCCATGCAGCTGGACAAGACCGCCCTGGTCAAGGTTGAGGGTAAGGCTCTCTTCCGCCAGCCAGTGCCGGATGACGACGTGCTGCGCTACCTGGGCACCGTCAGCGACGGCTACGAGATCCTGCAGAACATGGACATCGCCAAGGTGCTGGATCCCATCACCAGCGAGTTCCCGGTGGAGACCGCCGGCGCCCTGCACGCAGGTGAGACCGTCTTTTTCGCCCTGGACGCCGGCACCGAGCAGATCATCAGCGGCGACGAAGAGGTACGCAAGTATTTCGTGGTGACCGACCGGCGCGACGGCGGCCACGCCCTGCGCTGCCTGTTCACGGCGGTACGGGTAGTCTGCCAGAACACGCTGTCGGCCGCCATGAGCGAAGCCAGCGTCAACATCGCCATCCATCACCGTAAGGGCGTCAAAGAGGAACTCGACTTCCAGATTCGCACACTGGGCGACATGAAGCGAGCGATGGACAAGACTATGGCCATCTTCCGTGCCATGGCTGAGCGCCAGGCCGCTGTCGAAGAGGTCGAGCAGATCCTCAAGGCCGCCTACCCTGAGCCGACCAAGCCGCGTAAGGTGGCCATGCGCGAAGGGCTCGAACTGGACATCACCGCTCTCAAAGCACAGGCCGATGGTGGTGACCGCGTGGCCGAGCTTTTCCTGCAGTCGACTCGCCAGTACGAACTGGCTCGCGACCGCCAGGACCAGTACCGCGTCGGCGCCATGGAACTGTTCGAGCGCATGAACGACGAGCACCCCAAGGTCGCCAACACGGTATGGGCCGCCTACAACGCCGTGGTCGAGACAGAGGATTACCGCCGTGGCACGACCAACCAGCCCGGCGAGAGCGTCCTGGAATCGATCGTCTTTGGCGACCGCGCCAAGACCAAGGTCAAGGCATACCGCGCATCGGTGGCTCTGCTCTGATGCCGTACGATGGGCGCAGCCAGCGACAGACCACTGACCGGTGCCCAGGGAGGATGCCCAGCCGCATCCTCCCGAATCGCTACGGTATCTGCGGTATCTGCGGTCAGAAGGTCGGCCTGACATTCACTGATCTACTCTGGAAACACGGCTATAAAATGGCGAAACAGGAGAAACGCTGATGCAATCATTCCAGACCGTGACCATCGGCGGCCACCTGGGTAACGACGCTGAGCAGCGATACACCCAGGACGGCGTGATGGTTATCCGATTCAACGTGGCAGTCGGCTGGCGCCGGCCCAACCGCGACAACAAGGACGAATGGGAGGACAAAACGTCCTGGTATTCGGTCTCGCTGACCGGCCGCCGCGCCGAGAGCCAGGCACCCAGGCTGACCAAGGGTACCGCCGTGGTGGTCACCGGTCGGCTGCAGCCCGACATCTGGATAGACCGCAACAACGAGTCGCGCCTGGACCTGAACCTATTCGCGTTTGACGTGGTCATTGCCGACCGCAGCGAGCGCCAGGACGACGGCAACAACGGTGACCGACCCGCCCGCCGCCAGGAGCCAGCCGCCGCTCGCCAGGAGCGCCGCAGCAACGAGCGAGTCGATGACCTAGAGGATCTCCCGTTCTGATGTACTACAGCAACAAGCGACAGCTAGTGTTCACAGGGTTCCGCATCCCGGAGCCCGACCGTGATCTGGACCAGGCCAGCGAGACCTGCGTCCTGGTCACCGCCACCTATCAGGTCGACGGGCAATGGGAAGCCCGCGACACCAGGCAGCTGCCCCACCTGTGCAAGCAGAACAGCCCACGTGCCCTGGCTTTCGTCCGTCGCTTTGGCTGCCACAGCCCGGACGGGTTCAACTGGGGCTACCACGGCAGCGGCCCGGCCGAACTCGCCCTGATGTTGCTATTGCAGATCGGCCTGCGTGACGAGACCGCCTGGGACCTGCACCAGCGATTCAAGGATGAAGTCATCGCCAAGCTGCCGCAGCTAGGACCATGGGTGCTGCCCGAGTATGTGGTCCGTGATTGGGTGACCCTCAATGACCGAGCGACGGCCGACACGCACTGACCGGCACTCAGTCATTTGCACCAGCTGCAAGCGACTGATTGCCACGGTCGACGTACACGTCACCACCAACCGTCAGGGCGACTCGAACGCCAACACCATGGCTCGCATCCTGCGGGCCGTCAGGTGCTACGACTGCTTCCGCATCGCGCCCGACCTGCTACCCAGCGCCGCGCCGGAGGATGCCACGGCCAGTGACCCACTGACGCCAGAAGAGGAAGCGGCCAGGCACCCGCTGTACTCGGAGGCCGACGAGCCAGACCCGGACGACGAACTGCGCGAGTTGGCTCGCCGCCTCAACCAGGCTCTGGGTAAGCGCCGCTGACACCACCATCGAGCCCAGGCTTCACCGGAGCCCTTCCGGACGGCCTCCCTTCGCAGACGGCTGCTTGGCCGCCCGGACGAACGGAGGCCGTTTCCTTGCCCTCCGGTGGGCCTCCCTTGTCAAGCCGGCCGCTATCGGCTCAGCGACGGATGCGGCCGACGCCATAGTCCACGCCGCGACCCAGCCAGACACCCACAATGAACACCACGATGTTGAACGCCGTGGTGTTGACGATGGCTTCCGTGGGCGTGGCTATCAGCCAGAAACACAGCACCAGCGCCACTATTGATATGACAGCCTGGATGCCGAGCGAGTAATACGCGAATCGATCGTTCGATTTATCGTCCGACTCGTCGGTCGGCATGAATGCTACAGGAAGGAAGCCATGAACAGCGCCAGTCCCAGCGGCAGGAAGTCCAGCGGCAGACCGACTGCCACGTGCAGCGCTGCGATTACCTCACAGATGATAGCCAGGCAGACCAGGATGATGCGCCATGGATGGCCGATGTAGTAGCGGACCGGTGCTGGTTGGATGCTCATGCTTTACCTCAGCAGAACGGCTTTCCAGGAGCCAGCCCACGCGTTCCACTGCCCACGGCTGACCAACTCGTAGATGCCCTTGTAACCCTGGGCGCTGTTGGCTACCCAGATGCAGCCCTGGCTCACGCCACGGATGCCGACGAAGTGATACCAACGGGTCGAGTTGAGCACGCCGGCGGTCTCCTGCGCCAGGGCGTACATGCGGTCGAAGCTACCTGGCCATTCGGTGTAGGCGTCCACGCCGTACCGCTCGAACACCCGCTCCAGGCAGTTGGTGTCCATCAGGCCGACCTGCGGGTTGACGCACTGCGGGTAGCCAATATCGTAGGCGATCGACTCCCTGGCCGCGTTGATGTCCAGCCCGGTGGCCTGCAGTACCCAGGTCGTACTGGCGATGCTGCACGTCCAGTCGTACACCTGCGGCGCCATGTACAGCCAGCGATGCTCGTCAAAGTATAACCGCCAACCGCTGGGACCGGGCGTGATCGGCTCAGGTAGTGGCTCTGGCTCTGGCTGCTTCTCGTAGCCAGGTGGCGCAAAGACCGCCGTGCTAACCATTCGCTATATACGCCCCGTCTGTCTCGTTCCAGCCCAGCACGATACCGCCCGAGAAGCCTTGCTGGACACCCGCTTCGGTCTCGGTCTCTTTGGTGCACGGCAGGCCTGGGTTCATAGTGGCCGGGTCGTTGCGAAGCTCGCGCCAGAACTTGTAGATGGCAGCGTCCGGGTTGAACTCCAGATCCGGCACGATGGCCACCCACAGCAGATGGTCGATGTAACTGCCAGGGCTCATGCAAACCCTCCCTTGCCAGCGTAGCAGGGCGACCGTGTCACGACAAGCCTGATACAATGGCGAGCATGACGAGCAGCCCATCGCCGCCCATTGAGCGCACCTACGTGCCATCCTTCCAGCCCAGCTACAATGGCTACCAGTTCGCGGCCGACGCACTGCAGGTACCTGTGGTCCAGGTGTCGCTGGCGTCCGTGCAGCCCAGTGAAGCTGGCGACATCGGCATGACGCTGACGGTAGCCGACTATTTCGACGCCGGCCAGCAGCCACCGCAGGACACCGACGCGCCAGCGTCTGGCGATGACCTGTTCAACCTGATTGCCAATCGCCAGGCCGGCAGCGCCGAGCACGACCCACAACGGGCCGATTATATCCACCAGATCATGAGTCCGCAGACACCCGACAGCGACCCAGCCGGCGACCTGTCGTACCTGGACACCGCCAGCCGCGCCAGGGCGATGCTAAGCTCGCTGCCCAGGATCGAGCAGGACCTGCGCCTGGGCATCCTGGTGCAGCTGACGCTGTGCTACGCCGTCGACATCGACCCACGCGTGGTGGATGCCAACAGCCGCAACGTGCTCGCCTGGGCGTACGGCCTGCATACTGACCCTGACACCTTGTACTTGTGGGTATATGACCCGTATCAGCCAGGCCGCGATGACATGCGCTTGGACATCCTGATCACGCCGCCCGCCCAGCCGCTGGTTATGAGCTACACCGACGCAACCATGCCGGTGCTGGGCTTCTTCCGCATGTCGTACTCGCCGCAGCCAGTCTCCTAACTGGAGGCTTCTCCGGAGCCCACGGAGACCGCCTGGCCGTTCGAACGGCTGCTGGCAGCTTCGCTGGCGTCCAGGCCGTCCGGTGGGGCTCCGGAGGGGCTCTCCGTGGCTTCCGGCTCCAGCGGCTTGTCGCTGGGCTTGAGCACGGCATCGCAGAAGGTCAGTATGCGCCTATCGACCATCGCCCAGGGCATCTTGTTGACCTTCTCTTTGAGGGTCTCCCAGTCGGCATCTTCCAGGGCGAGCACATCGCCACTGGCGGCGTCTAGCGCGTCCATGACCCGGATGCTCTTGCGCATCTCGTCGATGGTGGCACCTGCCTGGCGATCCAGCGGCGAGCGCAGCGCCGCCATGACCAGCTGGCGATAGTCGACCAGGTTGGCCACCGCTTCGGGCGTGCCTGGTTCGAAGCGAGTATCGGGCTCGACCAATAGTCGTATGTACTTCATCGAGTACCTCCTGCTAGCTGACTCTTGAGATCCGCCACCTGGCTGGTCAGGTTAGCCAGCGCCATGTCAGTCTCCGACACGTGCTGCTTGACCGCCTCCCACAGCACGGCCGTGACACGCGAGTAATCCATCGATTCGGCTCTGCCTTCGTGATCAGTATGCACGATGCCCATGTCCTGGACGTGCGGCAGCCAGTTATCAGCCACAAACCCCACCTGGCGAGAGCGCCGGCCGCTGGGTCGATGCGGCCCGCCCTTGCGGTCCGGGTCTCCAATGTGGTCGATATTGTCGTACGACACACCGTGGAGGTCGTCGTGACGCACCAGGTCGAGCGCTCCATGTAGGTGGGCGACATTCTCCTTGAAACGGCTGGCGCTCCAGGTACGCCACGCGTTAGCCAGGCCAGAGCCGGTGTAGTCACCGTTGTTGGGCGCCAGGAATGCGTTCTGGTTGCCGCCGCTTGGTGCTCCGTTGTAGCTGTTGTACGCCGCGTGCTGGTAGTAGCCACGGAAGTTGGCGAAATGGCAGTCGGCGTTGCAGTACGTCTCGCCGCTGGGCGCCGCCACCTGAAAAATGATGTTGCTGCCGCTCCGGACATAGAACGTGGCAGACACGCTGAGGTCGCCAGCGATCGACGCACCGTAGGACAGGAACGACCGCGAGCAGGTGATGTTCGTGCCATCGAAGCTCAGATAGGTGTCGCCACGGTTGCCCAGGTACACGGTCGACGTCAGTACGTTGGGATTCACGTGCAGGTAGGTGTTATCCCAGTTCAGACCGATGCCGGCATTATTGACCAGCCATATGGTGCTGCCCGACGTGCCGATGCCGGAGCCACCGGTAGATCGAACCCAAGTACCATCCCAGGACCAGTACGCCGCCGCTCCTGCAAATATGAACATGTTGCCGTTAGACTGGACGCCGTGCGTGGCTGTGATGTAGCCGGTCCAAGTCCAGTTGATGCCGCCATTATGCGCGAAATAATATACGCCCGAGCCAGAGTCCACACCTTGACCGGCCGTGATCTGGCCGCCGCTGTTGATGGCAGCATTGACCTGCAGGTTGCCGGTGATGGTCGACGAGCCGTTGATAGTCTCGTTGCCATTGCAGGTGAAGCCAGCCGCCGCCAGGACGCCGGGCGTGACGGTCAGCTGGTTGATCTGCACGTAGCCGCCGCCGTAGTCGCGGATGTAACTGCCACTTGGGTAGTTGATGATGCCACCGGTGCTAATGGTCAGCTGCACGGACAAGGGCAGGGTACCCGAGCCCGCCGGCGCCGTCATGTACGTGATGCCGCTATTACTGGCGATCCAGATAGCTGACGGCGACGTGGCATCGTAGCGCTGCCAGTTACTACCGTCCCAGTAGGCATTGCCGGCCAGGTGGCTGCCCGCCCTGGACGACAGGAACACGTACTGATTGGGCGAGCCGACCACGATGCTGGACGCCACGCCGGCCACACTAGAACCGCCCGACACGTTGTAGCTGGCCGCGTTGAGACTGCCACTGATAGTCCCGTTGCCGACCGTGACGGTATTACCCTGATCATCGACCGACCACAGCGCGACGGGCGTTGACTGGGCGTCCAGTAGAGTGGCGATCTCATACACGCCAGCCCCAGCGTTGGTGGTGGTGCGAGCCCTGGCAATGAATGAGCGCTGGTGGTCACCAGTGTCATAGGCATGCGCCCGCAGCACCAGCCGCTCGCCAGTCTGCACGCCGGCCGCGCTGAGCGCTCCAGGGTCGAGCAGGAGGCCCGGCGTGTCGGTCGCCACACGCACCGTCTGCGTACCGGTGAAGGTGTTGGCTCCGAACAGGGCGTGGCCTGAGTGCGGCGCCGCCGCTGCCGCGTGCGCCGTCCAGCCATTGTGCTCCACCAGGACGCCAGCGTCCACCTTGGTAAAGCTGGAGTTGGTGTTGGCCTGCTCGTCGAATAGCTCGTTGTCGGCTGGCAGGTACAGCCCCAAGTAGCCGGTTATGGTGCCCAAGTCTGCCTCCTACATCGCTGTAGTCTTGATCTGGCCGTAGGTCAGGCCGAGCGCCTTCAGCTGGCCGTAAGTGTACGGATGGCGTTTGATGTCGGCGTACGTGGTGTACCTGTACACGTATTGTATGTCGTACGCCGTGGGTATGCGCTGACGGATCTGATTTTGCACGTCGGTAGCGTTGGCCGGCACGCCACGCACACCCATGAACTGAATGATGATGACATACTTAGCGAAATCAGGCACGACCTGAATATCACCGAACTGGAAGGCTGTGGCCGTCGACCTGATGCGCTGGATGGTGGACGTGCCCAGGTTGCGCTTCTGCGCCACCAGCCGGTCCTGGCGCTGGGCGATGGGCAGCGTGGGCGCCGGCACCAAGCCCCAGTCCTGCTCCTGCGTCTGCATTGTCCAGGTCGCCTGTCGAGCGAATGTTTGATTGACAGCGTCGGTCATCGCGTCCCGCAGTAGCTGGAACTCTTGGGTAAGCGTACCCACTATCCGCCGCATCATGGAGCCCGGCGCGTACGTGGTCCAGGGAATGTAGCGCTGTAGGCGCCGCCCAACCACCGTTGTCACCCACGGTGGCATGTCCGTACGCCAGTCCCAGGGCTGCTGGCTCATACCGGCGTTCCAGAGATGGTGCAGTAGCGCAGCACGGCGACCTGCTCAGGCAGGACGCTGATGTTGGCTTGGGCGCCGTTGATGGTCAAGCTCGAAAAAGTATAGCTGGCCACACCCGGCGTGCGGAAGACTACATCGCCCATGGCGCCGGCTTGCACCAACTGACTCAGCCCGGTGCCGAACGGAATACCCGCCAGGTATGCCGTCAGGTTGGCTCGAATGGCGGCCCGCACCGCCGCCGGGTCGTAGCCTGGCAAGTACACCACGGTGACCACGAAATCGATGTTCAACTGCTGGGCCGCCTGGCAGCGCAGCCGCACGAAGCCAGGCATGAAGTTGTCGATATCCTCACGCTGAGTAGCCGAGCGCCAGTGTAGCGCGTCCAGGTACACGTCGGTGGTGGTGTCGTTGCCACCGCCCGACAGCCTGGTAATGCGTAGCTCCGTCTGATGCAGCATGTCCACCCAGGCATCGCCGGTGTATAGCTCCGTAAACAGGGTCGGCAACTGGGCGGCCGTCACCGTGACCAGGCTGGACGCGGTACCCAGCGGCGTGGTCCACGCCCAGCCGCCGCTGGTGTAGTCCCATACACCGACAGTCAGCAGGTTGCCAGCGCCCGGAGCACCAACCAGCTTGAACACTGGTAGCAACTCCCAAATGGTGTTCTGCGGCAGCCAGGTCTGCAGCGTCGGCATGACTATCGACGCGGTCGAGCCCGGCGGCAGCCGTACGCTGGCTCCGAAGGCCGAGTCGGGCTGGTTGGTGACCACCACGGCGCCCGACGCCAGGGTGAGCAGCGAAGCCTGGAAGGTATAGCGCCAGGGCTGCGACAGGGCGTCCCTGACCGCCTCCCTGGTCACCGTTGACACCGGCAGGTGGTTGGTGTCGATCAGCGTCACCCGCACTTCGCCAGGCGGCACCGCTGTTGGTATGTTGCCCTGGTTGGCGTACATGATCTCGACGCCGCCCACGCCCGCCACGGTGAGCGCCTGGTTACGGATCTCCGCCCGGTTGCCAGACACGCTCTTCTGCGAGCGAGCTAGCTGAATCCGAGCCCGCAGGTGGTCGTCTGTCTCCTGGTCGGCGCCGCCAGCCATGGGCGTGGTGTTGATAACGGCACTGATGCCATTCACCTGGTCGATCAGACGGATGACCGCGCCGGTCGGCTGGTTGCCGGCCGAGCCCGCCACGGTCGCGGCGGCCAGTACCGAGAAGTTGTTTACGCCTGACGGAATGGTGATAGCTGACAGCGTCGAATAGGTGACGCCGGTGGCCGTGCCCACCCTGGTACCGACAGGAATGACCGTACCGGCCGGACCGGTGAACTGCACCGTGCCCTGCGCCGCCACCGCCGCAATCCTGGGCGTGGCGCCCGACTCGTCAGCCAGGGCGTCCAGGTCGGAGCCGGTGGCCGTGTCCAGGAACACCCGCTGATACAGGCGCTGCGGCATGTAGGCGGCCTGCGCCAACTCCTGGGCCGCCACCGACAGTACGTCATCCTCCCACGACCCGGTGTCCAGGTCGAGCCCGCTGATTACCAGGGCGTCGGCCACCAGCCGGTTCTTGATGGCCGCAGACGTCACCTGGGCTGGCTGTTGATAGAGTGGGCTCTGCGTGTCCGAGAAGGTCATACCTGCCTCACGCGAAGTTGAACTTGGTCACTATGACGAACGGCGCACCACGCACCGGCACCGGCACGCAGGACACCGAACAGGTGCCAGCTACCGACCAGTCGAACACGAAGTTATCCACCCGCAGCGTGCGCCTGCTCCTGGTCAACGTGTAGTAGATGCGGTGGCGCAGGTCGGCCTCCGCTACCGCTCGCGGCCAGCTATTCTTGAGCACGGCCAGGTGGATACCGTGGTTGCGCGGGTAGATCGGGTAGGCAGTCTGCTGGGTCTGCAGCGCCTTCAAACACCATTGCTGCCAGGCAGTGTAGCCGTCAGCCATAACCATGGCGCCGGTGTAGTCTCGCACGTGGTCGCCCAACTCGAAATCGAACAGCGGCGCCGGCGGAAAGGGTATGGGTTGCGAGCGGACCGGCGCCTGCTTGGGAATAGGGAATGTCGGGCTAATGAGCGTCGGCACTGGTCACCATCCTGTCGTAGTCTTTAGCCCGGTGGCAGTTAGCACACAGCAGCTGCACTTCCTCTATTTCCACCATGTCGAGCAGTGACTGCAGATACAGCAGGCGGTTACCGACGTGGCCCGGGTTCTTCTTCCACTGGCTGCCGCCTCCATTTACGTGGTCAAGGTCGAGCAGCGTCGGCTCTGACACCTGACAGACGCCCTGATGCCACACACAACCCGAACACGAGCACCGGCTACCCAACAAGTCCAACAGCTTAGCGCGTAGCTCCTGGCGACGCCTGCGTTTGTAGTCCGTCGACGCCGTAGTCACGGATTGGCCAGGGTCGGCATTAGACCACGTCCACAATACGCAGCACCCTGGCCGCGTCTTTGTCCGTCCACACTGCCACCACCTGCTGTGGCGGCGTGAAGGCTGGTGTGTAGCTGCGGTGCCAGAACGACCGCGACACCTGGTCGGGCGGCACGGTGATGCCACGCGTGGTGGTAATCGAGCCGTCTGCGTTCCAGGTGCCGGTCTCGGCCGGCGGCACCAGGTCGTTGGCCACCAGCACCACGTACGGCCGCCGGTTCTGGCCGGTGTCGGCCCAAATGATGACCACCACGTCGCCCGAGTCCAGCGTCGGCTTGTCGTAGGCCACCGATGGCGGCAGGTAGTACGAGCCCAGCGGTATGGCCACGCTGGACTGGCTCGGCCACAGCGCACCGAAGGTATCCACGGTAGCGGTCTCGATCACCGGGTCGCGCAGGTCGTGCGAGTCTTGGGTATCCTGCTTGATCCTGGCCACCAGCTTAGCGGCGGCCCGGTGCGTCAACTGCTCCGTGCGCAGGTCCATGCTCATGAGTTCACCGCATTCGGGTCAATCCGCACCGCGTACCATGGCGCCCTGGCATTCCACTGCGCCCTGGTCATGGTGGTACCGCCGTAGTTGGGCGCTGGATTGGCTAGCTGCAGGGTATCACCGTCAGCGCCCGACACGCCCGTCCAATGGTCCCAGGCGCTGGAGCCGCACTGCAGCGGCTGCTTGCCGGCGATGCTCAGCGCTTCGTCGAAAGTGATCGGGCTGGACGTGGCCGCCACACCAAAAGTATTCTTGAGCGCCGACGCCAGGCCGGAGCCAGAGCCGTCCAGCAGTCCCTGGTCCGAGTTCACCCCGCCATGCAGCGCCGTCACCACGTCGTCGGCCGACGCCTGGATGCCCATGCTCTGCAACATCCAGGCAGCGCTGGCGCACGAGCAGGTCCAGCCATTGGTCTGGACTACGGCTGGCGTGTCCGGGTTGAAGTTGGCCGCCGAGTTGGGCGAGTCGTCTGCCTGGTTCTCCAGGCTGCCGCTGTCGTCCATACTGTCGGTGTCAGACGTGCTGAATGAGTCCGTCCAGGTCAAGCTCATGGTTAGCCGCATAGTGCGAGCGCCGATGTCGGCCGCCAATCCCAGCACGTAGCCGTACGTGTCCAGCGGCCCGGCCACCACGTGGTGTCGATCTCCCTTAGCTACGTCAGCCAGTAGCGGTACTTCAAGGTCGATGGTGGTCGTGGGCTGCCCATTGGTAGCCAGCAGCGCCTGCGCCTGGGCGGTGCCTGCCGCTTCGTCAGTATCCTTCTTGGCGTAGATCACGTCCTGGAAGATGCCGAACTCGGTATGCCCATCGACCGACACCAACTCCTGGGCAGGCTTGATAGCTGGCTTGGTCGGGCTGGCCACGAAGCGTCCCTTGGCATCGCGCTGAGTTGTGGTGTTGCTGGCGTCATCCACCGGCGCGTACACCTTGACCCTGGTGACCAGGCTCTCGGCCGACGAATCCAGCGAGCCGCCCAGGACAGAGTCGTTGTCAGTGAACAGGTACACATTAGGATTCGAGCCCGGCTTGACGCAGGCGAAACCATTCGCCGTCCACTTCATTACATACGGCGAGTCACCCTGCGCCTTGCCCCGCTTGAGTATTTCGGTGAAGATGTCGGCTATCTGTTTGCGGCGACCTGTCAGCGGCGCCACCACCACGCTCGGCCCGTCGAGCCGGTCCATGGGTATGTTCCACTGATTGCACAGGTCGAACATGATGTCGGTGCCAGTCTGCCCTTCGTCGTAGTGGCAATCGATCCTGGATTTGAGCAGGGCGTACAACATGGAGAAACCACGCGGCTGGATGGGCTCACCTTCCAGCAGGCCGAAGCCCAGCCCCAGGATAGTGCCACGGCAGATCTCCACCGGTGACGCCGGCGGCCCGCCCGACAGCACGAAGCTAGTGCCGATGGCCACCGACGATGGGTCCCAGTCATCCGTCGCCTGGTCTGGCACCTGCAGCCGTACCTTCATGCCCACTTCATTAGGGTCATCTTCGTAGCTGAGCCCGATATATGGCACGCTCAGGCTGCCGGCTGGCCCGCTGACGGTGAAGTCGAACTCGTGGTCAGAGATGTCTACTGGCAAGGACACTCTCCATACCGAACTCCGCAGTGACGTATCAGGCTCATGGCATCAGGACTCCTGGTCGGCATCGTTGGTGTCTGCCTCACCGGGGCTGGAGGATGGCAGCTGCAATACCGTGCCGATCTGCAGGTTTTCTGGATCGTCTATACCGTTCAGGTCGGCTATCTCAGGCCAGCGCTCGCCGTCGCCCAGTTGACTGGCAGCGATGTCGTACAGAGTGTCGCCATCCTGCACCGCGTACTGGTCTGGCGTGTCCGGCGGCGCCGGCTCCGACTCAGCCAGGTTCGAGTCACCCTCCGTGGTCGCCTGGTCCTGCTCGCCGTCCAGCAGCACCACCATGGTGCGCCACTCGGTCAAGCCCAGGCTGACCACGTAGCCGCCTCTCACGTCGGGTGTCGCCTTCAAGGTGTCGATGTACACCGTCTGGTCCTGCACTTCGTGCTCACGCTGGATCACCAGCCGCAGCTTGGTACCCTGCTTGGCGACCGGCGCGTGCCAGTCACGTAGCTGAGCCAGGATATCCTCCGGGTGCTGGTAGTACGCCGTATAGGGCTGGTAAGCATCAGCCCAGCCTGGCAGCAGGGCGTCGAAAGTGTACGTACGCTCGTTCCGACCGTGCGGCCGCGAGATACCGCCGCGCCTGGCCACCGACCAGGACAGCTTGACCGACGCGTCGTTGACCTGTGGGCTGGGCGTGACCGGGAAGATGACGAAGGTGCCAGGATCGCTGGCGTCGTATAGCGTCACCTGCGCCATCAGCCAAACGCTCCATTAGGCATCGAATCGAAAGCCTCAGTGACGTGATTGGAGAAGTTGTCCAGGTGAGCGGTCACGATCTGCCCGACCCGCTGGGCGAAAGACTCGCCATCTTCGCCCGGTTGCTGCACGATCTGTCCGATTGACACGAGAGGCCCACCGGAGCCGCTCCGGACGGCCTGAGCGCCAGCGGCGCTACTCTGAGCCCTGCGAGCCGGGATAACGGCTTCCGGGGCTCCGGTGTTGTTCACCGCCATGGTGACGCCAGGCATGAGCAAGCCGCCCTGGTCGTATGGTTTGTAGGCACCACCAGCTGCCACGCTCTTGACACCAGGCACGTTGCTGATGTCGCCATACGCCGCCTTGATATAGGCGATGCCAGCCATGATTTGTGCCACCGGGTCCATGGGGTCCATACCCTGCGGCGTGTACTTGGAGCGATTGCTACCGGTCAGCTGCATTAGACCCACGCTGGCGTTGCCCGCCTGGGCGTTCACGTCAGTCATGTTGGCCGCGCCTGGATTGCCGCCCGACTCATGCATCACGATGGTATTCAGGCCGCCGGCCCAGGACGCGTCCACGCCCGATGCCTTGATCGCCTGGTCGATCCAGGAGCCCACGTCACCGGTGCCGCCTGGCAGACGGCCAGATATATTGGAGCCCAGGCTGGAAAATGCCGAGCCCACCGAACTGGCGATGGTGCCCAGTACGCCTTTCAGGTCGTCACTCTTGGACTGAATGCCGGTGATCAGACCGTCCATCATGTTGACACCGATCTGATCGCGCATATAGGTCGACGGCGAGTTGATGCCCAGTTGCTGCTTCACGAACTTGAGCCCGTCATCGACCGCGCCCCAAATGGCGTTGCCGATAGTGGGACCTGCCGTCGACCACCAGGCAGCCACACCCTGCCACATGTTGTTCATGACACCGATCATCTCGGCGCCGAACTGACCGCCCACCGTGGTCACGCCTTCGTGGATGGCTGAGCCCATGGCATCCATCATGTTACCGACGCCGGTGACCATCGGCGCCACCCACTCGGCCGCTCGCTGCTCCAGGGCGTTCAAGATGTCGCCCAGGTCGTCGCGCACGTTCTGCGGTATCATCTGCCAGACGTTCTGGATGGCCTGCCCGATACCCTCCAGGGCACCACCGAAGCGCCGCGCCACGTCGTCACCGTTGGTCCATAGCTCGGTCAGCCCGACGAACGGAATCGCCAGGTCGAGCGCATCGTGTGCCAGGTCGCGGATAGTGTCCCGGTTGTCGATCAGCATTTGGAAGAACGGCCGCGTCTTGTCGCCCATCTCCGGGCCAAACGTGGTCTCGATCTGATGCTGCAGGATACCGAAGGCACCGGGGTCGCCGGTCAGTCCCTCCTTGATGGCTCGGAAGCTATCCATCACGCCCGACTGGTCTATCATCGAACCCAGGTGGTCGAAGGCATCCGCCATCTTGAGGATCACATCGATGGCACCATTCAGCGGCCCGACGAACAGGCCACCGATGTCACGACTGAGCCCCTGCATACGCTGCTGCAGGATGGACATCTGCGTCTCAGGATCTTTTTGCGCCTTCGCCCAGGCTTGAGACACGTACTGACCTGTCAGCTGGTCATCATTCAGGTCTTTGAGGATCTGGTCGTAGTCGTCAGCACCCTTACCCATCAACAGCGCCGCACCGATGCCGCCGCGCTGAGCGTTGAGTAGCTTTAGGGTCTCGTCCGTGGCCTGCGCCTGGGTCAAGCCCATCTTCTGGTAGGCGTCGGTGGTCTTGGCGAAGATGCCAGTGAAGCCCAGTTGCGACACGCCGGTGGCGGTGTATGCGTCTTTCAGGTCGACGCCGGTGGTGTTGGTCAGCTTCTCAATCTCTTTTTGGGCAGCCGACGCTGGCTTGATGATGTGCGTCAGCATGTTGACCACCTGCGTCTGGCTCTCGGCCGCGTCGTAGCCATTTCTGGTCAAGGCAGCCATGGACGCGCCCACCTGGTCGAGCGGTACTCCAAGCTGGGCGGCGAAAGCCACCGCTCGCCCGCTGTTCTCAGCGAACTGCTCCATGGTCATGTTGCCTTCGGCAGCCGACACGTGCAGCACGCCCATGGCATGCGCCGCGTTCTGCGTCACCGTGGCCACGTCGCCCTGGTCCTGCTTGTACTGGTGCAGCGTCGACGCCAGGATAGTGCCTGTCTGCGCCACGTCAGCACCGGTGGACGCCGCCGCCTCCGCAGCCACTTTCATGACACCATTCATGGCGTCGGTATTCTGCGTCAGGTCCATGATATTGCGGCTGGCTTCGATCAGCGGCGTGGTGGCGATGCCGAACTCCTGGCTGGTGTCACTGACGTTCTTGGCCAACGTAGCCATGTCCTCATTGGTCAGCGTGGTGTTGTTCTGCAGGATCATTAGCTCGTGGTTGAAGTCGGCCGCGTTCTTCGTCGCGGCACTGGCTCCGACCGCCACGGCACCTACGGCCGCTCCCACACCAGTAGCAGCACCAAGACCGCCAAGAGCCCCCAAACCGGCAACTCCACCAAGCTCTGGGGCAATGCCACTAACAACATCTTCGCCAACTCCCAGGCTGGTCCTGGCCGCGCCACCCAGCCGACTGGCCAAGCTGGACGCGCCAGATGAGACCGTGCTGGCTGCTCGGCTGGCAGCGCTACTGGCTTTGGCCGTGGCCGTGCCGCCGGTGCCCACCTTGACGTTGGCGCCCTTGCTCAGCTTGTCGACCTCAGTCTGGATCTGCTTTAGCCTGGTCGATGCCTGGTCGGTCACGCCCACGCGGATGGTGGTGCGGCTGGTCTGGCTGAGCTTGGATACCTCCGTCTGAATAGCCTTCATCTTGGAAGATGCCTGGTCATTCATGGTCAGCTTGATCTGCATGGCCTGCATCTTGGCCATGCGCTCGATCGCCTGCTGGTACTGCTTCTCTATCTGCGACAGCTGCGTCTGGAAGCGCCGCTCGTCAATGTTGATGACGATAGTTTCCTGGTAGCTGACCCCGGCAGCGGCGCCTCCGCCGCCAGCGCTCATTACCACGAACACGCCTCCAGGCGAGCATACCCAAGAGAGGCTATCCGGAGACCAAGGAGACCGCCTCTGCCCGTCAGGACGGCCCGGTAGCCGTCCAGCGCCCCGCAGCGTCCGGACGGCCTCCGGAACAGCCTGGGCCGGGAGGGTAGCTCAGGCACGGTTCCGATCATTCTCCTGCTCGACATGGAACTCGGCCGACACCTGCAACCAGGTGAACTGGAAGTCTGACAGTTGCTCCAGGTCCCACGGCGTGAAGCGACCGCCGGTGAGCCAGAATAACTCGTGAGCCCAGCGCATGAAGCCATGCTCGGCCCGCGTTATTTTTCCAGTATCTCCCGCTGCTCGACCTGCGCCTCTGAGCCCAGGTCATACAGCGCCAGGATAGCGGTAATCTGCTCAGTGTCGGTCAACATTTTGCCGATCAACTCCCAGCCTTCGCCCACCTGGTAGCGCCGACGCAGCGCCGCTGAGTCCCAGAACCTGTCCCTATCCTCGCGCACCGTGGCCGTGTATAGCATACGCAACTCGGCCTCATTTACATCTACTTCACGGTCAGTGATGTTGCGCCGCAGGCCGCGCTGTGGTGACTCGTCCCTGGCCAGCCGCTCGCACTGCAGACGCTCCCTGCGTTGCAGCGCCCTAATCCTGATGCTGAACTGCTCCAGGACGGGCAGGCCACCCTCATCCTTGACAGGCCGCCACTTGTCGCCCACCTGCTCCACCTTGGGCACCTTGATGCGTGGGAAGTTGAGCCGCGTCACCGGAATGATGCTGGACAGGTTATCGGCCTGGTCAACCAGGGCAGCCACCACCGGGTCTTCCATATCCAGGAAATCATCCACCGGCGCCGGCCGCTGGCGGGTGACCCAATCGTTGCCACCCTCAGCGACGGTACCGGCGGTCAGCGGCCCGTTATGCGTCGACTCCATAGAGTCGCTCCCTTCTGCTGGTTACAGATCCCAGCCCTGGTCGAGTACCGGTCGGGTGTTCATCCGAAATGAGTACGTCCTGGTCTTGGCTCGCCCGGTCTGGCTGCCGCCCAACTCCAGGTCGCCGTCAGAGTAGGCGTCGGTGACCACCCAGCGAGACACCGCGCCGTCGCCGCGCTCCTGCTCACCGATGAAGCTGAATGCGATATCGTCGCCCGAGTTGTCGGCCGCAATAAGCTGCGACGGCAAGCGGTCGCTGATGGATAGCTCGTCGAAGGCCAGGGCATACGCCACGCTGGTCAGCTTGCTGTACTGCATCACGTCGTCGAGCACCTGCACGTCATCACGGCGGGCCGTCCTGGTGACAGCCCACCTGGTGCAGGTGGCTACTTTGGCGCCATTCCAGTAGAAGCGACCACGGTAACCTTCCGCGATCTTTTGAATATCCGATGGTGCAGCGGTCATAGGTTCGATTCAACCTCCCTCTACTGGCTGGTGTTGAGCTTGATGATGATGGTGTCGACACCACCCACGTCCATGAACGGATCGATCTTGAATGCGTAAGTGCCGGCCGGCGCCGCGTTTTGGACTGTCTGGTCGAGCACCAGCTTGCTGGACGGGTCGAGTGCCGCCGGCATGTACGCCGCCAGGCACCGTTGCCCGGTCGCTAGCAGATCCAGAAGGCCCACCTGGTTCTGCAGCGGCCGGGCATCCGGGTCAGGGTCCATGATGCGATCCAACAGGGTCTGCATCAGGTCATCCACGATGGTGAACACGCGTACCGACCTGTCGACCATCTTCCAGGCCGGGTCGATGTTCTCTGCCCATAGCGGCGGAATACCTACGTTGACCACGCTGGTCACGCCCTTGCTGGTCACCACGCGACCACGGTGGTCATGCGTGGCATAAATCATACCCGCTTGCTGGGCGTACGCCGAGTCGCTCCTGGACAGGTCGTGCGGGATGGCCGTGGCGTCTGGAATAGCTCGGCCGGTCATAGTGTGCGTCGGCCGCATGGTGCTGATAATACCAGCTACTCTGGCGGCGAAGTTGGCTCCCGCCACCGCGCCGTTGGCTGTCTGGAAATCATTGGCCACGTACACCATGGCTGGATCGTTGATGGCGGCCACGGTCGGCGCCGCCTGCTGCACGCTGACGGTGTTGATGTTCTGGCCAGCCACCGCCATGCGCCGCAGACCCTGCATGATGGCTTGGTCAATGAAGCCCTGCAGCGCCACGTGCTCGACCGGATCTTCGCTATCCTCACACAGCGCGAACCAGGGATAGCTGAGCAGCATCTGCCTGGCCGCGTCCATGCCTGCCGCAGTCACCACCGGGTCGGAGCCGCCCGACACCGGCACCTGCGTGACCAGCCCCAGGTTGTCGCCGGCCGCGCCGCTGCCCGAGTACGCCGCGCTGAAGTACACCGAGCCACCCACGCTGGCGTTGAGCGCATTCATCAGGTCGCCGGCGGTATGCGTGGCGCCGATGTTCTTGGTCTCCAACGGCAGGCCGCCGTAGAAGGTGACGAACTCGTAGGTGCCTGGCAGCGCCGGGCTCTGGCGCAGGCTGACCTGCATGGCCATGGCACCTGGATTCTTGGCCGTCAGTTGCACACTGGGCGTAACTGGCGCCACGGTGCTAAGGATCAAGGTGGCCGCCGCACCACCGGTGCCACCCGCTCGAACGCAGTAGGCTGCCTGGGCGCCGCCAGCCAGTGCCTGCGCCATCAGCGAGTTGATGGTCGACGACGCACCAAAGTACCTGGTGGTGTCGTCCACGCCATAGCACAACTGCGGTACGTTGAGCGGTCCCCAGGAGGCACGACCTACCAGGGCGACCACGCCGCGCACCGTAGACGGCGTCGGCACACTGCTGGTCAGCCGTAAATAGCCGCCTGGCAGGATGGGAAAGACGCCTGGGCGAATAATCTGACCGAAGGCTAGGGTAGCCACTTCGTGCTATACCTCCCGATTGCTTACTTCGTCCAGAGCGGCCCGCATCTCATCCTCACTAAGCCGCATCCGGCCGCGCATCACGAAGGCAGCCCGCACCAGGCTCTCCGGTTGATTAAAGGCAGCCGCCGCCACTTCGGGCTCGGTCACCAAGAATCCCTGGCCAGCGCTGGCCAGTAGTTCATCCTCATGCACCGCCCGCTCGTGATCGACGGCGGGCGTGACAGGTCCAGGGTTGACCGGCTGGTGCGTGGTATCATTGGCCGGTGGTGTCTGGACCGGGTTATCGCTGACAGGCGGTACGTTCGTCACGACCTGCTCTGATTTGCTGGACGACGATGGCTTGTCTTGAGTCATGGTATCGGTGCCCTTGCCTTCATGGGTTGAGTAAGCACGACATGATCGACCGGGACAGCATCTTCGTCCGGCGTGTCGGTCTGGATGTACCTGGCTCGCAGCGTCAGCTGACCATCATGGAATGCGTCGGCCGTGGCGTCGCCGCGTATCACAGACACCTGCAGTGGGCTGGCACCGGTCGAGTCGTGCATCACGCACCAGCCTTCGGTGGTGTTGGGCGTCAGTGCCTGGGCGAGATCCGTCAACCTCCCGACTCGCGAAATAGGGTCTGGCGTGATCACGTGCACACCTACCTGCGCCTCCATCCACCATACCTCCAGGGCGGCCTGCTCCATGGGTATCGGTGGCTGCGCGAAGCGAGAGTACACGAACGGCGTAGTGGGCGTGGGCGTGGCCAGCGCCGGGTCGGTCTGCACACCTGGCAACATCTGCTCTATATTCCAGGCGATCTCTTCCAGTACCCAGTGCTGCTGGTGGCGGAAGTTGGTGGCCGACAGGTTGAACTCGACCGGTCGGGCGATGGCCATCAGGGTCTCGTCCCTGGTGTCTTGCACGGCCACGCCGATATACTCGACCAGGTAGCGGCTACCCAGCACGCCGGGCTGCTCCGTGACCGGCTCGCCCAGCGCCGCAGCTTCGTCAATCCAGGCCGACTGACCGTCTGGCGTCAGGGCGTTGACTACCTCAGAGTTGATCTGGTCGAGCAGGCGGTACGACGCTACCTCATCCTCCATGCCGACGAACGACCACACGAACACTGGCGTAGCTTTGGCACCCCAGCCGCTGATGATGCTGTCGTTGCTGAACCGCAGGACGATAAACGGCGTCTGCGTGGTTGCCAGCGGCATATCCGACTCGAACACGCGGCCGTCTACCTCAGGCACGCCGCCAGACACCAGGCGCCGCACAAGCTCGCGAGCGGTGGTCGGCACCGGTGACGGCGGCCAGGTCACAGTGCTACACCAAGCCGCCTGGCAGCACGTGCATGCGTGCCGACTGTCTTAGCCATCTTGCTGACGGTAGGCTGGACGATGGCGAAGCGCTGGCCGTGCGCCTTCTCCAGGAAAATGCCGTAGTGCACCATTGGGTCGCTCTTGACAGGCGCACCGCTAACAGGGATATGATTGTAGCCCACGCGCATGTTGACCTGCGTGACCAGGCTGCTGATCCTGGGCGGATCGACAATGGCGCCCAGGCTCTTCTCGGCATTGTGCGTGCGATTGGTCCATGGATGGCTGGATTTCATGCGCTGTTCCATGGATTGCCCGTCTTGTTGCATCGCCCTGACCATCCTGGTCAGCTGCTGCCTGGCGATGGTCTGGTGGTGCCTGGTTATCGCCTGCGCCAGTTTACCCATTTTTACGTGTACTTCTCCAGGATAGCACGGAAGCCGCCAGGCGCAACAGCCCCACCGAGTGGCGTTACCTTCAAGATGCGAAATCTGGCATGGTCGTAGCCGCCCGAGTATGGGTCGGTGAACAGCACGCTGTCGCGCTCAAGCTCCGAGTCGACCAGGACGATGTCGGGTAGTGGCGCGAAGTTGAGCCGCCAGCCGCTGTCCGTCCTGACATCCTCTATGTCCGTGTTTGGACCACCTGGCGCGGTCATGCTCGGATCGAACAGGGCGCCGGTGTACGGCCCGTAGATGCTGGTCAGATTCTCCAAGTGGCCCTCTTCCGACGAGCGCTCGTGACGCACCACCCAGAAGGTCTGCGGCCGGAGAGCCACCAGGCGCTGCATGGTCGACAGGATGCTCACCAGGCGCTCCAAGGATACTGCAGCGGGTAGACACCGGTGCCGTAGCGAGCGCCCACCAGCCAGCCGCGCCGACCGGACGCCACGCCGAAGGTAGGAGGCTGCGGGTAGTTGTCCACGCCGCTGGCGTCCATGACCAGCGACATAGCGCTTTCGGCCAGATCCATGGCGATCTGCGCCGGGTCGCTCTTGCTGGCTTGTGCCTGGTAGCTGTAGTCGGGCAGCTTCTCCGACAGCAGGATGGGCACCTGGCGCACCAGGAAGGCCGCCGTGAGCATGACGGCGGCCCGGTGTAGCTTGATGTCGTCGAGTGGCACGTCGGCGCCGAGAGATGCCACCCAGGACGCCACCATGTCGCAGGCGCGAACTCCGAACATGTCAGACAGGATGGTCGCGTCGGTCAGATCAGCCGACGACAGGTTGGTACTGATCAGCGCCCTGACCGCGTCGGTGTCGGCCGGCGCGTACAGGGTCGGCCCACTACCTGCTTGGCCGGTGGTCTCCGGGCTAGTGATGATGATAGGCATCGATCGTCAATCAACCCGCTGGCTGCAGCGTATCACGGCCTGCTGGCGCTCTTCAAGCTACATGCCAATGATGCGCGAGATAAACGTCATGTCGATGCCCTGCAGCGCCTGGTCCAGCTGGCTGATGGCTGTCTTGATGTCGGTCTCCTGAGTATCGCTGAACCAGTACGGCGCCGCTTTCAGGTCGGTGGCTGCCATGAAGTTCTGGTCCTGCTGGATGGTGGCTTTGGTGGCCACGAAGCCACGCAGATGCGTACCCACCAGGCCGTTCACTTCGTCGGCGCTCTTCGGGTTAGTGCCGATCGTTGACGGTGGCGGATTGGTTGGCTCGGTAGGCTCGTCAGTCATGTTGCACCCTCCAGAGCTTGTAATCTGGCTGATAACTCGCGCACCGCGCCCCACAGGACTGGAACCAGGGCGCTGTAGTTGATAGCGTAGGGTTCACCGGCATCGTTGTGCCACACCGCTTCTGGCACCACACTGACCATATCCTCAGCGGTGAAACCTATGTCTGGCTTGGATTCAGCGGTCAGTACGTAGCTGTACGGCGTGGCGCGTGTATCCAGCACCTTCGACAGCGGGCTCTCCAGCGGTACCAGACTATCTTTGAAGCGCCGAGATGACGCGACGTTGAATGCCGAAGCATTGAGTGGCGCCAGCTGGACACCACCAGGACCCTCAAACGAGTGCACGTTACCTGCCGCCGGCGTAGCATAACGCATCGCATTGCCGAGACCCTGGATGTAACAAGTATTGGCCGCGTTGAAGTAGACGAGATTGTTCGAGCCAGCCAGCTGCAGAGTGCCATTGATGCTCATATTACCGTTGGCATCCAGCGACATCGCGTTGGCCAGTGAATGACTCGACGAGCGGAACTGCCATGATCCGTACTCGTCCCAGTGCGCCACGTTATTGCCGGTGTCTACGTTGATGCTGTGGTTGCTGTCATTGTTCCACTTGATCTGAGACGTCGACAGCATGGTGATGCCCTGGTCGACGCTGAGGTTGCCGCCAGTCACGATGTACTGGCCGCTTAGCTGGCCGCCCGCGTTGATCTGGCCATTGGTACTGAAGTTGCCGCTGAAGTTGATGTTGCCGCCCACGTACATGCTGCCGTTGACCCGCAGGTCGTAAGCTGGATCGGTGCCGGCGCCAGCGCCCAGGCGCAGGAAGGTGGCATCGCCGGATGTCTGGCGCACATTGGTGGCGAACGTCACCTGGCCGGAGACCGGCGCCGTGCCGAAGCCTACAGCACCCTGCACCTGCATGGAGCTTGCATTGTACAGGCCGATATTGGTTGTAGACGCGCCAGATATTGAGGAGATATAGACGCCGTACGCGTTGGTGACGCCATTATTGGCAGCTATGTTTCCGACATAGAAGCCATACATGTTGGTGATCACCGAGCCGGCGGACTGGCTGGACGGGTAGGTCGCGCAGAAAATGTACGCGTTGGTAACCGTGAAGTTCGACCCAGGACGTACGGCCGCGAAGATGCCGTAGTAGCCAGTCGCGCCAGACGTAACGTACGGCACCAGCTGTATGCCATACTGAGTCGTGCCAGTAATGTAGCTGTTGCCTGGCTGCATACTGATACCGGTCGACGCTAGCGGAGCACTGCCGAGACCGACAGTGCCCATGGTTTGCTCGGAGCCACCATTGTACAGACCCATATTGGTGGTGGCCGCGCCGCTCTGCGCCGCAATATATACGCCATAGGCGTTGATGTTGCGGCCGCTGCCCTGGTTGGCCACGTACAGGCCGTACATACTGGTTACGGTAACGCTGGAGCCGATGGACGGCGTGTCTGCATAAATGTTCGCCCCTGAGGTCACCGTACGCGAACTATTAGCGAACGTGGCGAGCAGATACACCACGTAGTTGTTGCCAGTGCCGGTGGTCGAGAAGGTCAGCGGTGCATAAAACGCGAACTGGTTGGCGCCTGCCAGCGTCGGCTGGAAGTACAGCCCAGCGTACGCCACCGGCGCCACGCCGATGCCCACGTTCACGCTGGACGCGAACTGCACGCCCGACGTGCTCAGGATCACCTGCTGCACGGCGCTCAGCGATAGGCTCAGGTTGCCGGCGCCAGTGCTGTAGATGCCGGTGGTGTTGGCGTTAGTGAAGCTGTAGCTCGGCGCTCCCGCCGTGCCGTTAGGTGCCAGGAGCGGCCAGGACAGGGCGCCGCCGCTGGGCGTCACCCAGGCCACGTCGTAGTTGGTGGCGCTGTTCTTGGTTAGTACCTGGTTAGCGGCACCGCCGGTCGGCACTGATCCGTTACCGCTGATCGCGCCAGCCACGTACACGTTCCTGGGCCGGTTGGCTCCTGCCGCACCGATATCGTAGCTATTGTCCGTAGTGAAAATGATGCCTTGGGTCGACAAGGTGGTGCCGATGGCGACCTGCGTCGACTGCATCAATATGACTGAGGCATTGCCGGCCGACAGCGCCATGATGGTCGCCGTCACCATGAACAGGCCATAGGTCGGGCTGCCCGAGAAACTGTAGCTCGGAGCGCCGCTGGTGCCGTTGGGCGCCAGGAACACGCCGCTGTTCAGCGTCAGGCCGAAAGCGAAGCCAGACGGCCCGCCAGTCGCATTGATGTTGCCGCCCACGTTCAGGCTGCCCAACGTAGTCGCCGCAGCGGTGAGCGTCCCGACCACATTCAGGTTGCGACCCAGCCACATGTCACGCGGCCGGTTGCCGTACTGCGAGCCGATGTCCGACGAGTTGTCGTAGTCAGCCAACAGGTGGCCGGTGCCGACCTGAATATACCACAGGTCCTGGTCGGTCGCCGTACCCAGGCCGATATTCTGGCCAGATGGCGCCCACACGTGCTGGGTGATCACGTGACCCTGGAAGGTGGCGTCTCCGACAAAGGTACTGGTGCCCGCGTTGTACAGCCCCACGTTGGTGGTGGCCGCGCCCGATTGATTGGCAATGTACAGACCGTAGGCGTTGGTCACGCCGCTGACGCCCTGGTTGGCCACGTACAAGCCGTATAGCGACGTGACCGTAGTGCCTGAGCCCAGCGACGGAGCGAGCAAGTTCAGGCCATAGCCGCTCGGCATGGTGAAAGTGCCGGCGGCAGTCTTGAATAGCATCGTCGCCACCGCGCCCGCGACAGTGGTCGTATTGCCGATAGTAGGATCGATGTACAGCCCATACTGCGTCGTCGCGCCCGCCAGGGCAATGCCGATCTGTAGCCCATAGTACGTCGCTGGCGCGGCACCGATACCCACCGCGCCAACAAACTGGCCGGTGTTGGCGACGTACATTGCGCCGTCGCTCCTGATCCAGCCGACGCTACTGCCGCCCGAATTGGCACACACCAGCGGGTAGCTACTACCGTCAGAGGTTGCGCCGGAAACGAACAGGCGATAGGTACTGCCTGGCTGCACGGTACCAATGTTGAGATTATTCGGCACGGCCAGCCCAGCCGTCGAACTGGCGTAATACAGCCCCCAGGCGGCATTACTGGCGAACGAGTACGACGGAGCACCTGCGCTACCGTTGGGCGCCAGAACCGGGAAGGTAGGCACGCCGTCCAGCGAGAGCCAGGCGCCGGCAGACTTGATGTAGATGCGCTGGCCGGCCACGGCTGGCGTGTCCGTCCTGTGATACTGGTCGCCGTTCGCGCCCAGGCCAGCCGCCGGCGCTCCTGAGCCGCTCCACATGCTGCCGCCCAGGACGCTATTGTTGCCCGCCTGGAGGCCACCGTAGGCACTGACGTTATTGCTGGCAGTCAGACTGCCGTTACCCAGCTGTACATTGCCGCTGTTGACGGTGATACCGTTGCTCACGCTCACGGCGGCGTTGAGAGCAATGATGCCGTTGCCCTTCGGGTTGATGCCCAGTGATATATTGGCGTCGCTGCCCTGGACGAATACCGCTGGAGCACCGCCTGCGGCGGCCGCCTGCATCTGCCAATAGTTGACGGACGATGCCACCGGCAACAACTGCAGCAAGTAGTTGCCCACAGTATTGGACAGGAAACTGACCTGGCCTGATCCCTTGCTGGACAGGCTCACGCTCACGTTGGTGTCGGCGCCCGCTGCGTACATGCCCACCGAACCGCTGGCGGTGGCGAAGATGTACGGGTAGTCGACAGGGTCATTCCCGAAAGCTGGGCCGAACACCGCCAATATGTGGCCGCCAGTACCGACCGCGCTGATGGATTGATGAGCGCCGCGAGTAAAGCCAGTGCCTGACTCACTATAGAAACCGTACCCCGGCACCGTCGTGCTGCCGTCGATGGCCAGGATTTGCCCCTGCGTGGCCTGCAGCCCGCCGGTGTACACGGTATTGGCCACGTACACGTTCTGTGGTCGGCTGGCACCAGCGGCACCGATGTCGTGCGCGTTGTCGGTATTCCACAACAGACTACCGAACATATTGATACCGCCGGTAGTACCGCCGATCTGCGAGTACGGATCATTGCCGATAAATACCGACGTGGCCGCGTATATATTCCGGGGCCTATTGACACCCACCGCACCGATGTCATAGGCATTGTCGTTGGTGAAGCGCAGCCAGGTCTGCACCATCTGACCGCCGTACGCGTACGACACGCCATCGCTGATCAACGAGTTGGCTCGCACGTTACTGGCGGCGAAGATATTCTGCGGTCGATTATCGCTGCCCGCGCCGATGTTGTAGGTATTGTCAGTGCTAAACAGTAGGTCCTGGCCGAATGGTAGCGTCAGCGGCGTGATCCACAACAGGTCATAATCAGTGACCGACGCCTTGCCCAGTACCTGGCCGGCATCGCCTCCGACCGGCACCGCGCCGCTGCCCAGGAAAGCTGAGCCAGCCGAAATACCGCCGCTCACGGCCAGGTCACCGGTGACGGCCGCGCCGGCGCTGGCCGTCAGAGCGCCACCCACCGTCAGCGGGCCGTCAAGCTCGCCGCCCGTCAGCGGCAGATATAGCGCGTCAGCCAGCGCCTGGGTAAACGGCGAGACCCACTGCGTATTGTAGTCGGTGGCATCGACCTTGGCCAGTACCTGAGCGACAGCGCCGCCTGGCGCCACGCCTGGGCCGGCAGGACCAACCGGCCCGATGTCGCCCTTCTGCGCCATGAGCACCCACACCGCGCCATTGGTGCCCGGCGTGACGCCCATGCTCTGCGCCACGGCGCGATAGCTCGACCCAGCGTAGTACACGCCGTCATTGGGCTCATACGTGGTGGTGGCGACCCAGGTGCCTTCCCACACCACACCTGGCGGGCCGATAGGACCTTGCGCACCCTGCGGGCCGACCGGTCCCTGGACGCCGTTAGTACCTGGCGGGCCGACAGGACCGGTAGCGCCAGTCGCGCCCACGTCACCCTTGGGACCTGTAGCACCGGTCGGCCCCGGAAGACCCTGCGGACCGGCCGGACCCTGTTGACCGTTCGTACCAGGCGGCCCAGCCGCTCCTGTGGCTCCGGTGGCCCCCGGAGCGCCATCCTTGCCATCCTTGCCCGCCGCGCCCGTCGCGCCCTGCGGCCCAGGTATCCCCTGCGGGCCGTTGACGCCGTCTTTGCCTGGCGAGCCAGTGTCGCCCTTCGGCCCGGCTGGACCAACCGCGCCGGGAGTCCCGCTCGGTCCGGCCGGCCCAGCCGGGCCAGTAGATCCATCCTTGCCGTTGGTACCTGGCGCACCCGGCGCACCGTCCTGCCCGGTCGCGCCAGTATCACCCTTGGGACCAGCCGGGCCGGTCGCTCCTGGCGTACCTTGCGGCCCGGCAGGTCCCTGCTGACCATTCTGACCAGGCGGCCCGGTCAGCCCTGTGGGACCTTGACTGCCTGTGGCACCAGTCAGCCCGGTATCTCCCTTGGGACCAGCCGGGCCGGTCGCGCCGACAGCACCTGGGCTGCCAGTCGGTCCCATGTCACCCTTAGGACCTGCAGGTCCGGCCGGACCAGCCGACCCAGTGACGCCGGGCGGCCCAACCGGACCAGCAGGTCCCTGGTCACCAGTGTCACCCTTGGCACCGTTCAGACCGTTGGTGCCTGGCACGCCCTGCGGTCCCTGCGGCCCGGTCTGACCCACCGCGCCGGCTGGCCCGGCGGCACCCACCGGACCAGCCACGCCCTGTGGTCCTATGGGACCCGCCGCACCATTGGTGCCTGGCGTCCCCGGTGGACCAGTAGGACCTACTGCGCCGGCCGGACCGGCAGCACCCTGCGGGCCGACCACACCTTGCGGCCCAGTAGGACCGGCCGCGCCCTGGATGCCCTGCGGGCCGGCCGGACCAACTGGTCCAGGCTGATCGAGCATGGACTCGGCGCCTGTCGAGTCCAGCATGTACACATGCCCGTCAGCCTTGGTGTACACCAAAACCTGGCCGGCAGGTGGTGCTACGGGAGGCACTCCCTGCTCGGCCAGACCCAACCAGCCAGCGACGTAGACCGCCCTGGGCCGGTTGTCAGTGGGCTCGCCTATGTCCTGCGTGCCGTCTGGCGCGAAGAGTAGTGGATCGCTGGTAGTTGGACCGGTGGCGCTGTCGGTAGTCACCGTCACCCGCATCGGGTCCCAACCTGGGAAGTTGATAACCAGGTCGAGTTCGCGCTCTTCGGTCAGCCAGAAATCCACGCTGCCGCCAGGTCCCAGCGTCAGCGGGTTGGTCAGCAGGCTATCGCTGGACTCGTCAGCGTAGATCGGCTCCTGGATGCCGGTGGACGTGTTAACGTCGACCAGGGTAACCAGTGAGCCGATCGGTGCCGTAGAGAGGTTACCGCTCGGTGACTGCAGCAGTACCGAGTCGCGGAACTGCGCTCGCGGCATCTAGCCGCCTCCTATTTAGCGTCTACCTTCTTGATCTGGTGTTCCAAGATGGCTCGCTCGGCGCCCGGCGTGTCACCAATCAGCTGCGGTGGCGAATCCTGGCCGGCCACGTAAGCGAAGCCACCAGGATGCGCCGGGTCCTGCTCCGAGAAGGCCACCTTGTCGTCATTGCGAGCGCTCACCACGGTGATCAGGTCGCCCAGCTTGGACGCCCGCTCGACTTCGTCGTTGATGTGCTGCAGGTGGGCTGCCTCTGCTCGCTGCCACAACTCCTGCTCGGTCATGGGCTCGTCGCCCTGGAGAGGCCCAAGGGACGTTGCCGGAGACGCCTTGACGCTCTCGACGGGCTCTTGGGCCGCCTGCTGCGCCGACGCGTCCGGAGGGGCTCCGGAAGCGTCAGCTGAGCCAGTGGTGCTGGCGCTGCTCGTGCTACTGGTCGATTCGGCCACGCTATACCTCCTACGCCGTCAGATTCATGACGGCCACGGCCAGGCCGCTGATGTCCAGGATATCATAGCCTTCGGTCTCTGTGAAGACCATATCCTGTGTCTGGGTAGTCGCGTGCCGCTCTACCTCCTGGATATCGGAGCCGATCTCGGTGACTCGCTCCACCGCCCGCCTGGAATCGAAGCCAATGATCTTGTTGGGTAGGGCGTCGGGCGTCCAGCCCAGCGCCACGTTGTCCCGCAGCGACGGGTTGATCGCTTCGAAGCCACCGAAGCCCGACGCCGCCTGGATGTACACCAGCGGGATATTGGCAGAGCCGGTGTTGAGCAACTGCAAGGCCACCGCCGTGTCTGCGGTGACAATGGCTGTCGTCAGCATGTACGGATTGACGAACTTGCTCTTGAAGTTGAGCCAGGCACGCAGCGTGATGTTGTACGGTGGCGTCGGCGTGCTGGTACTAGCGGTCGGGTCGAGCGCCGTCAGGTTGTAGTTGGTGGCCGCCGTGTTCGGGTTGCCGTCGCCGTTGACCAGGATGTCGTAGACAGTGGCTGCCTTGTCAACCTCCGCCTGGATCGCCATAAGCGCAATCTCCATGGCGATGCGGTCCAGGCGCTGACGCCGCAGTACCTCATACGACGCTTCCAGGATGCGCCCGTACTTGCTCAGCTGGATAGTGTGCGAACTGGTGGTCAGCTTCATCCGGGGTGGTTCGGTAGACTCACCTACGCGCACCATACGTTTGAGGTTCGGGTCGACATTCTGCAAGTAGATCGACCGGTAGTCGATGCCCTGGATGGGCGTGGTCATGGCCAGCAGCCGCTCAAGCGGGATAGCTGGCTGTAGCTGCGTCCACCTGGGCGCCGCCGCGTCGATGTACGGCCGCATGTACGTGCCTGGCGGATAGTCAGTGGCCATGTAGATGTCACGAGCGCCAGCCCCAGCGAACTGGGCCGGCTTTCGGAACTTGGCCTCCCGCCAGCGCCGGTTGATCCACTCCAGGCCAAGCAGCCTGTCCTGGGCGGTGTCGGTGAACACGTCATCATACACATCGGCCCACACGCCCGCCTCAGGCATGGAGTTGGTGTAGATGTCTTTCGCCTCCATGACCCTGGAGAAGGCATCGTAGCCACGCCGCAGATCTTCGTCAGTGGATGGATTCAGCCGCTCCATCCAGGCCGACAGACCCATGCCTGCTTCGTAGGCGTCCCTGAACATGTCCGGGCTGATGTGCGCGGCGATATCCTGCGGATTGGTCGCCTTGACCCGGATACTGGCCGTGCTGCGTCGTTTGTTCGGCATGACTAGCTCCAGCCCTCCTTATGGCAACCATACCCACGGATTGACGTTATCCGTGATATCGACCGTGACGCCATACTGCTGCGCCACGTCAGCCAGGGTCGCCGGCGCCGCCGCTCGCACGTAGCCCTTTACCGCGCCGTTGACCGCGCCCACCACGGCCACACCAGCGGCCACGGCCGGGTTGGCTCGAAACTGGGCGAAGCCACCTACTTCGACGATAGCGACCGTGACGCCACCCACCGGCTGCTCGACGGCGTACAGGGCGCCAATGACCCGCTGGCCATCCGCCGCCAGGCCGACCGTCTTGTTGCCAGTGATAGTGACCGACGCTTTGCCGGTGGTACCGTTGACGATAGCCGCAGGAATGCCATTCGGCTGCGAGCTATCGTACGTGATGGAGGCATCAGCCTGGAAGCTGACACGCTCGATCAGTACCTCATTGAAAAGGACCATAGCCCTTGGGTTCGGCATGCCTTACTCCATAGCCTCCTGACTAGCCGGCGTGAACTGCTCGCGGTGGCCGGAAGCCGTTAGTGCCGTGGTCGCCGCTGCCAGCGTCATCGGCCGTGGCTCGTCCAGGAGCAAGCTCCTTGTCGGCCACACTCTTCCAGTCGTCCCGCATGCGCTTGATTACTTCGATGCTGGCGCCTTTCAGCACCGGCTCGTATGCCTCCCTGCTGAACGCATTACCCAGCGCCCGCACTCCCTCAGCCAGGGCGTCGTTGATGAGATCCTGGCGATACGTCTCGCCGTCGACCGCCAGTGGCCGCAGGCGCACCAGGTCAGCGCCGGTCTCGCGGATGACGCGCTCGACATTCCTGTCCCAGGCACCGGTCGGTGCGAGCCCCGCCTCAACCAGCCAACCGCGCACTTGATCCATGGCACCCTGCGTGCCTTGGGCTCGTGCCGTGTCCAGAGCCGCAGTATCGCGCTCGTCGTCCATCACGTCGCCAGTCCCTCCTGGGTGATTAGGTGGCACCGCCGGTGCCTCTGGAGTAAAGCCCGGTACCACCATCGACCGGTTCGGTAGCTTGATACGATAATGCGACTCGACCAGCCGCGCCTTCTCGGGCGACAGCGTGCCCTCCTGGGTCAGCATGGTCATCGCCCTGGTGATGCCTACCACGGCCGCGCCCGGCGTGGCTCCGTCGTACACCGCTGATACCTCCGCCAGGTGAGCGCCATGAATGTCACCGCTCGCCATGACCTTGGTATCTGAGTCGGAGCCGTCGGCATTCTGCTTGTAATACATCAGGCCAGGTACGTGGTCGCAGCGGCTGAACAGGTGACCCAGGAATGGCATCATTTCCGAGTCGCACACTGAGCAGCGAATACTACCACCATAGAAGCCCACGCTGACATCATGGATGATGCCTGAGCGCACGCCACGGATGAAGTCATCGGTGTTGACCGCGCCCAGGTTGAGCCCAGGAATGGTGTAGAAGTCGGCCTCCATCCGATTGCCGGTCGACGAACGCCCGTCGTAATACTTGCCGCTGACGCTGCGGCCCAGCGGCAGGGTATTGGTGTCGTGCGCAGCCATGAAGCTAACACCATTATCGGCATCCTGCGCGAAGTTGCGCAGCGTATCTGGCATCATGCGCGTGCCATAGGCGTCCAGGTTCATGTTGGACGCCTGGGCTCGCCAGAAGAACGGCGGCGACTCGTCGAAGATGGAATCGTCGAACGCGTGCTTATCTTTGGCCAGCTGCGATAGCTCGTCCTGGTTGACCCGCACCAGCGGCGTCCTGGCCACCCACAGCGCCCGGTCGTCGGCCTCCCGCATCTTCTCCTGGATCTTGCTCATATAGCCGTCCAGGAAGCTCTCGGCCGCCTGCTTGGTCTCGGCGCTGAGCCCATCCGTCTGCGGCAGCCTGGATTTGGCGTTGCGCACTCCGTTGGCGACCGCGTGCAGCGAGCCATTGACTGGCTTGGCGAAGGGCAACTTGTAGCCAGCCTTCTGGTTCGGATTGTCGGCATCGTATACTACGAAGCCCTGCCTGGTCTTGCCGCCGCTGGCGCTGGGTGGTGCGTTACCGTGCCAGCCGGCCCACGACCAAATAGCAGCTTGAGCCTCCCCACCATCCCAGCTACTATTCATGTCTATTGGCAAGTCGCTGGCACCACCAACCTTCCAGTTGCTCACGAGACAGCCTCTCGTACCAACGGATCGTCATCGACAGGACCGGCCACTGACGCGAGCTTAGCACCGCTAGGAAGCTGCAACAAGTCGCCGTCACTGACTCGCCACTCATTCACGCTCTTAAATCGATGACAATTGGAACACAGCAACTGCAAGAGACCGGCCTCCATGTCACGCAAGAGCCGAGAATAATGCTCGTCGCCGTCAACTCGACCGGCCGCGCCGGTGGGTACCACGTGATCACACTCAAGCACATCAGGATGGTCGACAAAGCACTCGCCAGTGTGCCACCCACAACCGTGACAAGCACACTTGCCACCCAGACAATCAATCAACTGTTGACGCCGCCGCGCCCGTAGCTTAGCCCGTCGCGCCCGCTCCATCTCCCTAACTTGCTCCGGGTGTGCAGCCCTCCAGCGATTGACACTGGCTCGCTTCGCATCACTAACCACGGCGAGCGCCCCTTTCCTCTATCTTTCCATTGGATTTCCTGTACGACCCGAAATAGATGGTCCTGTTCTTACCGCAGGACCCACAGCGTATGTGCGCCACGCCGTACGGTGCGTTGGATGCGCACAACTCCTGCTGACAGTACGTGCCGTTGCGCTGACGCGCACCGCACGTGTACCTCTCGACCGGCGCTCCTGGCGAGACCATGGTAGCGACCATATGCTCGCGGATAGCGCCCATCTCCAGGGCAGTAATCGAGCCGCCGGCGGCCAGCCGCTGGAAGAGTTCGGCTAGGTCACTCACATCGGCCCATGCTGGCGATTATCGACCGCATGGGATCGACGAACATGGCTGGCCGCGTCGTGCGCTCGCCGCGTATCTACCCAGGCTCGCCTGGTGGCGCGGTCAAGCTCGCAGCACGGCCCACGGTCGCACTTCCAGACCGCTGGATGGAAGCCGCCGCAGCGCTCGCACAGGATATGCGGCTGACCCTTGCAGTCATGCGCGATCACGCGGCATCCTCCTGCACCTGGGCGGCAGTCTTTAGCTGCGTCCAGGGCGAGTAATCCGACGAGCGCTGATCGCAGTCATCACAGGTGCTCGGATCGTTCATACAGATCCAGTAGCAGTCCCAGCGGTCCGGGAACTCGTTGATGTCCCAGTAGCAGCGGCAGCGGCTACCGCAGGCGCAGCCGAAGCCGGGCTCGGCCGGCAAGTCTAGGTCGTCGAAGGTGTCGGTGCGGCCACGCTCGAATGCCTGCTTGCCGGCGGCGATATACTGCTTGGCTCGCGCCAGCAGTGCCTGCGGCGTCAGTCCACCCTGGCTCAGGTCGCGGGCGAAGCCATCCAGCCATTGGAACTGCCCGCTGATGATGCTGCCCAGCTTGCCCTTGGCCGCGTCATCCATCTGTTTGCGCCCGCCGCGACCGGCCAGGAAGCTGGCGCCCAGGGTCAGAGTGAGCAGACTCTTGAACCTGGACTGCCAGCTGGGTAGCGACAGACCGCCGCCCGACAGCCGATTGCTGAGTCGGTCGCTGGCCTGCGCCTGTTCCTCCAAGTAGCTGTCCATGGCATCGCGCAGACTGTCGTCGTTGACCACGTTGCCCTGGCCGTCGACGTACTTGCGGATGTCCGGGTCCCAGGTGAAGCCACCATCCGGGTCGACAAGCTGGCGAATGGTGACCGCACTGCTCATTGACTGGCTGGCGCCTCCGCAGGCGTGCCTGGTGCCGGTGGTGCCGGCTCCGGCTCGGGTTCTGGCACTGGCGGCAGCGGTCCGGGCTCAGGTCCCGGCTCCGGGTGCTCGTGCTCGTCTTCGTCGTCTTCTGGCTGGGTCGGTGGTGTCTCAGTCATGATACCTCAATCAGTGGTGGCTTCCAGCAGACCAGTGTAGGCCGCCGGCGCCTGGTTGTCCCAACTCGCACTCATGCGCCGCAGGTCGGCCGCTCCTATCTCGACCGTGCCCTGGTGTTCTGGCAGCGGGTCACCCTCCGGTGTGAATGCCTCTTCCGGAGCCCTTCCGGATGGCCTGTTGTCGCGCACGGCTACTCCGCCGTTGAGAGAGCCAGAGGCCGTCCGGTGCGCTTCCGGTGGGCCTCCGTGGGTATCGCGCCGATAGCGTAGCGCCGGACCACGCTGGGTGAGCACGCGCAGCCAGCGACCGGGTATGCCGATCTGCCTGTCGTTGCGGCTGGCGTGCAGGTCGCTCACCTTGAGGATACCTGCCTTGACCCAGCGCTCGGCACCTTCGTCGGCCGACTCGCCGCCAGATCCCTGACCTTCGCCGTCACCCTCCTGGTCCGGCTCCTGCTCCTGGTCGCTGGTGGGCGGTGGTACTTCGGTGTACATGGGCGGCAGAATGGGCGGGAAGTCCATTAGCGCCGGGTGACCAGTGATGGCCACCGCCGCCGCGTCGTTGTCCTGCCAGCCGTACAGCACCTTGCTGATCTCGTTCAGGATCAAGGTGGCTTCGGTCTTGGCGTCACGGTCCATCTCGCTGGCTCGTAGCTCGGCGTAACGGAACTGTACCTCCGCCTGCATACCCTGCGCCCGCAGCGCCAGGCCAAGCTGTCGCTCCCACACCGACTCGGCATAGTGCTGTATGCTCTTGAAGCCGGCCGACATAATCTCCCACTCACGATTGGCCTGCGTTTCAGTGTTGCCCTGCCTGGTGCCCATCAGCACCGGCATGGTCTTGAGCGCACGTACTGTCCAGCGCTCAATGATCTCAATAATGGCAGGCAGGGCACCCAAGCTCTGCGGCGAGACCGTGCCTACCGGCCGGTTCACCTTGACGGCGCTGGTATGCACGTAGGCGTCGTCCGGCTCCAACGTGGCGTACACCTGGCGCACTTCGTCGAACACTTTGCTGACCCAGTCGCGGTACTTGATCGGATCGGCCAGTACCGACTTGGGCGCCTCCTTCGCCACCGCCTCCAGGTCGATCTCCAGGTCGATACGTGGCATGCCCTGCTGCGCCAGGACGCGGCGCAGGTCGTGCAGCACGCCCAGTAGGAACAGTGACGAGAACAGCGCCGGCGAGACCATGGCTCGTCCGTATGGCGTGCCCATGGCCGGATCAACCGGCACGTAGCTGATAGTCGGCCGCTGCGACAGGTCAACCCAGCCCTTGCCTTGCTGCCACTGCCCCAGCACATCCACGGTGCCGCGTACCTGGTCAACCTCCCGCTTGAACCTGACCGTGACCGGGTCTGGCACCACCAGGTCGGCGCAGTCTCGGCCGTTCTGCGCCAGGACCAACTCGCACAACAGGGCGCCACGCATGAAAAACGACATGGCCATACGACCGTGCACCACGTCCACCGTGCCGTACAGACCGTCCAGCAGCGCCATAATCGACTCACAGTATTGCTGGGCTGCTTCGTTCTGATTGTCAGTGCCTGGCTGCAGGCAGATAAGCTCCCAGCCAGGATTGAACAAGCGCAGGAAATCCCACAGCGCCCGGCTCACGTCCGGGCTGATGTCGGCCAGGATGTTGAGCAACTGCGACGGCGACAGCTTGGCGAAGGTGTCGGCGTCCAGGTTGAAGGTCTGCCACTCCTGCTCGTAGTCGCTGGGCGGCAGGATGGCCGGCGTCGAGCCCCAGTAGCCAGGCACATAGTCCTGGGTAAGCCGGCCACGTGGCCTGGACACGCTCGCCTGGGTAATCCAGGGCTGGTCGGGCGTGTTGCTGGTGACCGTGGCTCGCTTGGCGTACCGCCCAAGCTCGTCCCTGGCGCGGCCGTTACGGTGCGCGACCGCCTCAGCCACCGTAGTTAACCCAGATCCAATGCAGACCGAATACTGCCAGGGCGACTACAATCAGCAGCCATAAGATGAACTCCCACCTGTCATCCGACATATAACGCTGTCCACGCGGCCTCCAGAGTGACATCAGCGTCTGCGGCGTGGTGTCGCCGCTCCCGGCATCCAACCAGACGCCGCGCCTGTCAGCAAGATGCACTGCGGTAGCCTTATGGCGCATGGACGAATACGCGTGCTATCGTCAAGCATGAGCAGTCAACGGTACTTCCACGACTACCACGAGCGTAACAAGGAACGAATCAACGCTGCCAGGCGAGCACTGTATGCAGCTGACCCATCGCAACGTGCCGAACATGCCAGGGTAATACACTGGCGCCTCAAGCTAGCAGCCATCCAAGCGCTGGGCGGGCGCTGCATCGGCTGCGGCGAGACAAACCCGCTGGTTCTGTCTATCAACCATATCAACGGCACCGGTGTACCTCATGGCAAGCGACACGGACCGCTACACGCGCTGACCATATTCCGGGCCATCCGCGACGGCAAGATGGATATGACCAGCATCGACCTGCGCTGCATGAACTGCCAGGTATTGTACGAGTACGAACGCGGCGTGCTGCGTCTGCCAGAGTCGGAAGAGCACGACGAGCTATGGGCATCTCTAGCGCCTGCGCTTCAAGGTGTTGCTGGGTGCCCAGCCTGCGGCAGCACCCGTCAGCAGAATGCCATGTCCTGGCTCAACGACAGGTTCGTAATAAGCCATCAGTAGCGCATCGGCATCGTCAGGACTGTGATGCAGCCGCTTGATAGTCTCGGCTTTCGACTCCACGTGAATCCTGTTGGCTGAGTCCCTAACATATTTTGGCGAAGATAGTTCATGGCAGGTACGATCGTCCAGGCCGTCGAGACACCAGCCGGCGTCCAGGGTAAGCTCGCGGCCGATCTGCCACCACATCTGGTCGCGCAGCTTGGGGAACCTGGACGGATCACTGCTAGACGAGCCAGCGTTGACACTGATCACCACCGCGTCGTGCTCGCCGGCAGAGCGTAGCTCGTCCAGGCGCGACCAGATGCCCCAGCCGACGCCGTTACTGTCCACCTTCACCCGCTTGGCACCGGTCTGCCTGATCGCCGTCAGCACCAGGTCGGTGGCTTCTTCTGCCCTGGGCGTCTGCGCTCCCCAGCGCCGGCCTACCTTGTGACCGCGCCGCTCCCTGATAGTCGTCAGGTCGCCGCCGGCGCCCACGTCCACGCCCAGGTCCACATCGCCGTCGTCGTCCCTGTCCTGGTGCTCGCAGCCCTGCATACACGCCCGTATGTTGGAAAGCGGCACCACGGAGCCAGGACTGTCCAGGGCGAAGCGACCGCGCACCTTGGACTGGTAGACGGCCGACTCGATACCTGCCTCTTCACGTAGCTCCCGCTCGTACTCCTTGCCGATCAACTGCTTGGAGACTATCTCCGGCACCCACTCGCCGGTGAAGTTGGGTGATTCCAGGCCGTCTACGTGCACCGTGGCCCAGCCGCTGCCGGGTCGACACACCGTGGCGAAGTGACTATGCGGGAAGTCTGGATTACCGATGGCCAGGATACGTGACGAGTCGTTGGCTGCCAGCGAGCCCGCCGCGTCGAAGATCTCCTTGGGTACGCCGCCGGCTTCGTCAATGATGACCAGCACGTACGGCGCATGGATGCCCTGTAGGGCGGATGGGTCGTAGTCGCTGGGCTTCCGTCCCATGGCCACCATCTCGCCGTTGAGCCACCATTCGGTCTGATTAGTATGCCCACGCAGGCCGCCACGGTTGTGCGCCCGGTTGATCTCACGCCACAGGATGGCTCGCACCTGGGCCGCCGTGGGCGCCGTGGTCAGTACGAACGCTTCGCCGGCCGGGTGGGTCTCGATCCAGGCCGCTGCCAGACGACCGGCCAGGAACGACTTGCCTACCTCATGAGCGCTGGGTACCGCCGTGCGGCGATTATCCCACACCGTCTGCGCTATCTCGCGTTGCTTGGACCACAGGTGCTCGCCCAGCACATGCTCGATCCAGTCGGCCGGCGTCGATGCGTATGCCTGGCGGCCAAGTACCCGCTGGCGCTTGGCCTGCATTAGCGCCGCCGCTAAGGGCAGCGCTTCCAGGACGGCCGGGCTGGTCTTGGGCCGTGGCTGCGGCACTACGACACCAGCTGGTCGCTGTGCCCGCTGGCGATATCCGCCGCCGTCTGCAGTAGCTCCTGCGGATCGAGCCCAAGCTGGGCTGCCAGATCCTTAGCTGCCTCCTGCGCTTTGAACGAGAAGTCCACCCGCTCGCGGTACTTGTCTGGCCGGTTGGCTTTCAGTAGGAAGATCAGCAGCGTGTCGCTGTACTCACGGATGAAGCCCACCCGAATGCCCGCCTGGTACACCGGCTTGAGATTACCGTGCCAAGCTCGCCTGACCGCCTCCTGCTCTAGCTGGTCAGCGAATGACTCCTTAGCCTGCTGCTCCCTGACGCAGAACTCGCCATCCTCCCGCCACAGGTACACCGTATTGGTGCTCACCTTGGCTGCCTTGGCACCCGCTGTCAGCGTGCCGACCATGGACAATGCCCGCAAATACCGTACCTTTTTGCGCTCTATCTCGTCTATCTTGTCCTGGTCGGCACCTGGTCCTGGTGGCAGCGCTTGGGTCACCCTGGCAGCGTATCCGACGCCCAGGCGCGGCGTCAAGAGCCATTGTTAACTACTGTTAATAAACTGTTACCACCTACTTAGTCACACGCGGCCATTCCATGTGATTTAATTGTACCAACAAGCGAGAAACGAGACACACCAATGACCACCCTCACCGCTACCACCCCGTTCGGCACCTTCACCCGCGACACGCACACCGCCTACACCCACGTCGCGATCTTCTCGGGCGACATCCGCCTGGTCGGATCGGCTGGCATCGCCGCCCGCCGCAAGGGACTGCCCACCACGGTCGAGTTCGGCGCGGTCTGGAGCCGCAGCGAGCGCAACGCCCGCAAGGCCAAGATCGGCTACAGCCCCAATGCCAAGCTGGAAGGCGTCTTCCCGGTCGACGCCCTGGCGCCCGCCGTCGCCGCGATGTTCGTCGTCCCGGAGCCCACGCCCGAGCCGGAGCCCGAACCAGTCGTCGAGCAGACCCACGTCGAGTCGGTGCTGACCCGCGAAGAGGCACTCTGGATGATCAACACCAGCTACACCGCCCGACAGGTCGGCAAGAGCTACACGCACCAACTCAAGCACGACCGCAAAGACGAGACCCTGGCTCGCACCTACTGCGGCGTGCCGGTCAAGGGCGCCAGCCAGAACTGGCTCCGCACCAGCGACAGCCTCAGCTGCCCGACCTGCGTGGCGACCAAAGCCAAGCTCGCCCGCAAGAGCGCCAAGATCCTGGCGAAGGCGGCCTAACCAGCCGCCCGCCTGGGCCTAACTGAGTGCTAACGGTACCTAATCAACTGTTAACACTCAGTTAGTCCCACGAGCCCATCCGATGTGATTTAATTGTACCAACAAGCGAGAAACGGAACCCCACCAATGACCAAGCCAATCCTCACCGCCCACACCGCCTACGGCACCTTCACCCGCCAGACCGACCGCCCGTACACCCACCTGGTGATCTTCCTCCCGGCCGAAGGCCAGGGCGAAGCCGAGCAGTGCTCCTGGCACCTGACCGAGTCGGCCGCGTTCGCGCAGAGCCGCAAACTGGCCAAGTTGAACAGCGACCGCAACCTGGTCCCCGGCCAGTACGCCGTGGCCGCAATCGAGCACCCGGCCCCCTCACAGGAAGTAGTGCCCAGCACTACCGTCATGGACACTGAGCCAGGCAGCCCAGCCGCCGCGCTCAAGGCCGAACTCGCCGCCGCCAGCGAGACCGAGACCACCCCGGTTGACACGGAGACCACTCCGGAGCCCCAGGAGACCACGGAAGCCGTCGCCACGGCTGACGAGCCCACCGACAACCTGAGCGACTACGTGACGCCCGGAGAGGTCCTGACGCGAGAAAATGCCGTGGGGCTGGTCGACACCGACTGGCTAGTGCGGCAGGTCGGCAAGGCGCTGACCCACAAGGTGAAGCTCGACAAGAAGGATCCCACCCTGGCACGGACGCTGTGCGGCGTGCCGGTCCACGGCGCCAGCCAGAACTGGCTCGCCATCCAGCCGGTCGACGGCCTGACCTGCCCCACCTGCCGAGCGGCCGCCGCCAAGGTCGCTCCGGCGACTACCCCGGCCGGCCAGGAGACCGTCACCGACCAGGGCGGCGTCACCTGGGTACCAGTGGGCTGCGACCGCTGCGGCCGCACCGGGTTCGCCACCAACCGCAAGATGATGAACCACCGGGCGCAGTGCCGGGCGCTGGGCCGGTAATCATGCACACAATAGCAGTAGGATCGAGCGCCGGCTGGCACCTGGCCGGCTGCTCGTGCGGCTGGGTCGCCCCAGCGCCGCGCAACTTGAAGGTGGTCGCCCAGGCCGACGCCGCCAAGCACCGTAACGACAACCTGGCCGTCGCAGACTGGCGGCCGACACCCTGCACCGAGCCCGACTGCCCGGTGTGCCAAGAGAACCACTCCGGAGCCCTTCCGGATGGCATCACCCGCTAGCAAGCTACACTCAGCCGTCCGGAGGCAGAGGCCATCTCCTTGGCCTCCGGTGAAGTCACGAAAGGACAATCCAGTGAAAGCAACCATCACCGCCTCCGATTTTCTCGTCATCCACGGCGGCACCTGGGTCGCAGAAGCCAGCGACCTGGGCTTCCCAGTCGGGCTGCCCATGCCCGCCAGCCTGGTCATTGACGGCCAGGACTACCGCTTCGCCGCCGCCCGCCGTGACCGCGACGGCGAAATCCAGGGCTGGCTGTACCGCCGTGACGATCAGATGGTGGTGATCTACAATGATTAACAAGATCTAACTGACCGTTAACACTCCCCTAACCACCGGGCGGCGCCCATGTGATTTAATAGTGGTGGAAGCGAGAGAACGGACCAATGAGCAAGACCAACCGCACCAATGGCGCCCTGGGCGCCGCGCTCACCAACGGCACGCGCCGCCTGATCAAGGATTTCCTCCGCCAGGAATGCTGCGGCCAGCCAATGCAGACCGGCTACGACGCGGTCACAGTCCACCACTTCGAAGGCACCACGTTCGAGAACGCCTACTATGCGATGTGCGACGTCTGCGGCAACGAAGAGACCGCCACCCACGACATGCTCAAGGAGCAGGTTCGCGACGAGATCCGCCGCAACAATGAGGCAGGCGTCTGGTGAGCCAGGATCGACTCGACCACATGCTATATCACCAGCGCTCGCCGCGCCCGGACTGCCAGCAGTGCCGCGACCAGCGCCTGGGACTGCCCAGCTACTACGCCGACAAGGGCTTCTGCCCGTCCAGTGCCCAGCCCGCCACCAGCTACGAGCGAGCCGCCGGCAACGGCACCTGGGCTCGCACCACCTGCCCTGACTGCGGGCGCCGCGTCAACGTCAGCCGCGCCACCAAGGGCTGCCCTTGGAACCTGATCGCCCGCCACCAGCCGCTCAAGGCCAACCAGCCAAGTGCTAACGCATCCTAACTAACCGTTAACACTCCCCTAACCACCGGGCGCCCTGGGCGTGATTTAATAGTGGTGAAAGCGAGAAACAGACCGATGAATCGACCAGCCACCCGCCCGAGCAGCACCTGGGGCAAGTTCGCGACCAGCCAATGGAATCGAGCCCACGCCGGCGAGATCGCCATCGCCCGCAGCGACAGCCGCACCACCAATCGCGTCCAGGAGCCCTGGATGGCCTACGAGTCCCAGGCGCCGGCCGAACTGACCGGCCTGGCTCGCCGCCGCTGGTGCCAGCAGCGCCTGGCGGAGGCCAACTGATGAACTACGCAGGACTGACCGCCGTCAACGCCCGCTCGAACCAGGCGCGAACCCGCCCGAGCTTCAACACCAGCCACCTGACCCGCGACGGGCAGACCACCCTCTGCGGCCTGCAGGTCGCCCACGCCATCCGCCACCTATGCCGAGTCGAGCAGGCGTACTCCTGCCGCAACTGCCGGCGGGCGCTGGAGACAGGCCGCTAAGCATGAACCAGGGGAGTATTAACAGATCGCAACCAACTGTTAACACTCCCCTAACCATCGCGATGCCTCCGTGTGATTTAATTTTAGGTGGAAGCGAGAACAGACCAATGATCACGATCAACACCACGACCATCACCGCCCGCGCCGGCCGCGTCCAGATCCGCAACAGCGGCCTCACCCTTGGCCAACTCCGCAGCCTCTTCGCCCGCGACCTGCACGCCACCAACCCGCTGGACGTGCCAACCGACCTGCTCATGGCGCCCCGCAAGACCGCCAGCGTCCTGCGCACGATGCGCGGCCTGGAGACCACCTACGGCCCGCAGGCCCAGCAGCTGGCCGTGACCATCGCCAGCGGCCACCGCGCCCACCAGCGAGTCATGGGCGTCCGGGGCTAACCATGGCCAAGCACCCGATCTGCCACACCCACGGCGACCTGCTCACCGCCTGCCGTGACCTGCACTCCCGCACCGTATGGTGCGACGGCCAGGGCGCCGAGCCCGCCTGGGTGAGCAAGTACAGCGACAAGCCCAAGGGCGCCTGCCGCGCCTGCGGATCGATCCAACCACTACGAGCCGATGGCACCGTGCGTGCCCACAACGGCAAAGGGAAGTAATCCAGTGACCACCCGAATCCCACACCCGTCCTACCGCCGCCAGCCTGGGCTGATCGAGTGCCCAGGCGTCTACATGGGCAACCACACCGACAAGCGCTACGAACCCGGCCAGGGTCAGGTAGCCAAGTGCCGCTACTGCAAGTTCACCCTGCGCACCACCAGCTACGGCCGCTCGCTGCGCCAGCATTTCGTTGCAGAAGGCCGATGCAACGCCGCCCTGCGCGGACCACTCGGCTACACAAGCTGCGACATCAAGACCTATGACGGCGCCGCCCACGACGGCCCGCACCACGGAGCCTACTGATCATGCGACAAGACTACCAGGACGGGCAGGCCATGGGTCTGACCATCTGGCGCCCCGGCCTGGCCGTGGGCATCGGTGACATCCAGGCCATCGTCGAGACCAACTGCGCCGGCTGCGGCGTCCACCTGGCGGCCCGCTCCTTCATCGACAACATCACCGGGCTCACCTGGTGCAGCAACTGCGGCGACGCCCGCAATCCTGGCGCGGCCGTCCACCCATGACCAAGCACGCCAAGCCAACCCGCTGGATATGCGGCCTGTGCTTGAAGTCATTCAGCGTGCCACTTGGCCAGCCGCCCGACGTGTACGTCACCGGCCACCTGGTCGGCTTCCACCGCATCGAGTTGGAGACCGAGTCGCAGGTCGAGTTCGACGCCAGGACTGCCAGCCTCCGCGAGCCCAGGCAGCCGCTCACCCCGGACGAGCAAGCCGCCAGGGACGCCCTGTTCGACCGCTTCAAAGACTAGGTTCACTCACGGTCGTGACGGTAGTTGTCACGGCCGCCCTGGTGTACCAAGATGGCGCCCAGGGCGAACACCAGCACCACGCCGCTGATCACGCCCATCAGGTAACTGATGATGTCCACGGTGTACGTAGGCAGGATTAGTTCTGCGCCTCCCACTGCCACTTGACGAACCAGCAGTCTCCCTGCGGGCAGATGATGCGCACGCCCTGGTTGGCTGCCTGCGTCGGGCCGCCTCCATGCGGGCAGGGCGCCAGCAGCGGCACCTGGACGAACACGTTGTAGTAATGCAGGATAGTCGCGCCGGGCGGTGGCTGTGGCTGCGTCATTCCCAGTCCCAGCGGCTAGCGTGCAGCCGCTGCTCCTTGGCTCGCAGGTAGCGGTACCACCTACTAAAGCCCCAGGCCAGTAGCCCCATGGCGACGAGCCAGCAGCCGATGCCGGCCAGCCCCAGAGTGTATAGCAATGGCATCCTGTTACCTCCGGTCATGGTCCTGGCGCCACGGCCCGTCGAGTCCTGCGGATGGGTGCGTGCCGCTCACGCCAGTGTAGCACGGCCTGGCGCTCAGTAGAGATGGGCGTGTTGCACTCTGGGCAGGAATGGTGACGAGCCCAGGCCAGCTGCCCATCACGACAGGCGTCATCGAAGCCGGCCGGTCGCTGACCGCTGAGCCACAAGCTGGCAGGCAGGCCACGCCTGCCCCAGTCATAACCGATGCGGCGGTCATACTCCTGCGCTTTGAGGTCTATGTCGTGACGGTCTGCCAGGGTCATAGCGGGTGAGATCCTGGCAGACGTGATTCAGGTCGGCCACGACCTGCTCGCAATCGAAACACCAATGGTGACGCCCTCCGTGCAACTCCCGGATGCAGGACGACGCCCCGTCTGAGTGCTCACGCTGCCGCCGCTCGACCGGCACCAGTCGATTGTCAGATCGGTAGTGGCAGACTATGCACATATCACTGGTGATTGTATTGACCATGCGTCGTCTTGCATCGTTGGCTGCAAGGAGCGTACCAGCCAGCAAGGTGGCGCGGCAAGTATTAGCACTTTTTGCCGTTCCGAATGATCACGAAGAAACAGTGCACTTTGTCGGCGTGGTACTGCGTCCTGTGCTTTGGGTCGATGCGCTTGGCCTCCCGCCGTACCTTGACCAGCAGGTCACACGGCCGCATGCCTAGCTCCTGGCTCATTGCCCACAGGTGACAGTGCTCGAACTGTTGCTCGGCACCGTGCGTCTGGTCACCCAGCTTGGCCAACAGGATGCCGTCCGGCACCAGCACCTTGGCCGCCGCCTGGAGGAACTCTTCGAACGTCCAGGCGATGCTGAGCCGGTGTGCCTTTCCGGCGCCACCGGAGCCATTCCGGGACCATCTTGTCACTTCGGTAAGCGTACCATAGCGGTCGGCCCAGCCATGCTCTCCCATGCCTCCGGAGTGGCCTCCGTCCATGGCATGCGGCGGGTCGAACACCAGCAGGTCGACGCTGGACGCGGCGTAGTGCTCGTCCAGGCGCCGGTAGTCGACCTGCTCCACGTCCGGGCCGCGTGGTCGGATGTCAGCTTTGAACGTGGGCTGCAGATCCAAGCCGCGCCACATGGCGCCGCGCTCGTACGTACAATCCAGGATGACGGGCGGCCAGGGTCTCGTCCTGTCCAGGTGAAGCTCGACCGCTATATTGATAGCCTCCTGGTCCAGGGCGATCACCGACGTGAGCCGATCACGCCCGGTGAACTGGCTGCCCGTCCTGGTCACTATTCCGTGCCCTGCTCCTGGTGCCAGGCCAGGAGCATCCGATAAAGCTCGCGCAGTGCCTCTACATCTTCGGGCGTCAAATCTTCCCGCTTGAGCCCGCAGATCACCACCTGGAAGTGCTCGACAGCGCTTTTCAGGTCGTCATCTTCGTCACTGGTGTCGACTATCATCGCAGCCCGAGTATACGCGAGCAGGTCGGCCAGGCGCCCCATCCTTGGACTGCCTGGCCGGTGACAGCTACGGCGATCTGCGCCTCCCTGGACGCCAGGTCAGGCCGGCTGGCGTACTTGAGCCCACCATGATTGCGCCAGAAGGTCATATCCTCCTGCAGCCCGCCATAGTAACCATTGCCGGTATTGATCGACCAGATGCCTCTGGACTCGCACTGCGCCAGCCGGTCCCACACGCCCGACACTGCTGGCTTGGGCGCCGGCACTGGCACCGGTGGCGGCACAGCTACTTCGATCACCACGTCGGGCGTCTCCACCGCAGCGTCGTCATCTACTGCCTGTGCCGCCGTGTCATCCGTCTGGACGGCTGGCTCGTCGCCAGTGTCCTGGGCGTGTATGCCAGCCGCAGCACCCAGGCCGACGCCCACAAGCAGGCCGAACACCACGCCCGCCATGAGCCGCGCCATCAGGAACGACCTCCGGGCTGCACCGGACGGCCTCCGGACGGCCTCCGGCGCTCGCAAGCTACCAGCAGCCGTCCGGAGCGCCAAGGCGTCACGAGATGCCTCCGGTGAAGCCGTAGTCCACAGGACTACCGGCGTCCGAGTGCGAAGCACTCTCCCGCCCAACGGTGACGTTAAGCTCGCCAATATCTTCAAGCAACTCGACAGACTCGGCCGCCACATCAGCGCAGCTATCCTCTAGGACCATCAGGTCGTCGAGCCCACCGCTGCGGGCTTCCATGCAGGCTAGCTCCCTAGCCTGGTTATCCGTATCAGCGTTGACGTCGGCCCAGGCGCTATATTCCTTGAGCAGGCGTACCTTGACGCGGTAACTCTTCACTATCACCCTCCTGTATAGCCAGGTTCGCCTCCACGCCGGCGACAAATCGCTCGACGATGGCGCGTATCCTGGCGTGGTCCGCCCAGAACTCCATCTGCTCGCTTGGGTCGCCTGCTATTTTGGCGACCACCAGGTCGTGCAGCGCCACTGTCGGCGCCAGTCCATCAGGAAGGATGGCCATGACTGGCAGTAACAGTGATCTGGCGAACTCTATTTCGCGTATGGTGCCCAGCCCACGGCCAGGTCCAGCAAGGTTGGCTATGACCGCGCAGCAATCCTGCAGCACAGCCCGGTTGCCGGCGTCTATAGCGGCCGCAAACACCGCCAACTGATTGGTCTGAACCAACCAGGGCGCCGCAGGGTCGAAGCCAATGTAGCCTAGCTCGTTGAGCACCGCTCCCAGGCTAGCACGCCAGCCACGCGCCTGGGCAGTTGTCACGTCGTCGATTGGGCCGGCCAGATACACGACTGGCGACAGACCCAGGCCGCGCACTCAGAACCTCACCACCACCGGCGCGTTGATCACCTGCTCGTAGTACACCTGCTGGCGGATGGGCTTACCTTCCGCCTCCCTGATCACCTGTATCGCGCCGTCGACCAGGTCGCGTGGCAGCGTGTTACGGTCCAGGTACGCGGAGCATAGTACGCGTAACGCGTGCAGTACGTGACCGCTGGTACCGGTCTTGGACAGGCTGCCTATCAGCTTGACCAGGCTGGTGTAGCACTCCAGGCAGACAGCCCACTGCGAGATGTCCTGGTCGGGCGCTGGCGTGCCGGTCACGAACGACATACGCGGCGGCCCAACCGGGTTGACCACTTCCACGCCGCACCATTCACACACCCGATGGTATGCCCCGTCATCGCCTGGTTGCACGTTTCACCCTCACCTTCGGCTGAGTCGGCACTTCCGAGTACGCCGCGTCAATGATATCACGAATCGGCCCGCCACGTTTAGCCAGCTGGTTGGCAACCGTTTTGTTGGGCCGGCGCTCGGGCTGCGGTGGCTGCGGCGCCACCCTGTCCCACTCTTCTGGCGTCAGGTAGGCTTGCAGGTCGGCTAGTACCTCCAGGTTACACACCCACTCCCGCCCGACATCCAGCGCCGCCACCAGGCCGAACCCGTCCACCATCTCGCTACCGCCGCGCCGCCGCAGTCGGTCGATAATCTCCAGGGTCAGCGTTGTCTCGGCCTGGCGAAGCTGACCCAATAGCGTCTGGACGCGCTCCAATGCCTGAACCAGGATTGGGTCTGATTCCCAATCCTTCAAGTTGGCCAGGTCGTCGTACTCCCGGCCGGTCTCGGCCCAGCCGCCCAGCAACAGTACCGCTCCGTCAGGCATCGTCGACCGTGACCACCACGGCATTCCCCGCAGACGATTGCTGATGCCTAATGCGTTCCTCAAGATGCAGGTCGTCCGACGCACTCACCATCAAGGTAGCCATTTCTCTCGCCCAGTCGTGCCAAAACTGATTGTCTCGCCAGGTCGTACACCATTGAGAATCGGCAGTATCTCTGTAGTGCGGCAACGACACTTGCTTGAATTGCACTAACAGGTTGTAAGCCAAAGCCTCCACCCGGCGCATCTTCCTGCGCATCTCTGGCTGATGCCCAGGACTATTGTCCTGCTTGAAACTGGTCAAGTGCTCTTGGATACTGCCTAGGTGCCACGTGAACCCGTAGATGTCCGTCTGTGCCGGCCTAATCAGCGGCGCGGTCTGTCTGTCGTCCATTGTTTCTCCCTCAGCTATGTTAGTTCGTCGCTGTCAGGCAAGGTCAGCCAGCCCTGGCGCAACAGCAGGTCAAGAATGGCGTAGTTTACGATATCGCGCAGGTCATCCTCCACGCTCTCGGTAGCCTCATAGCCAGTCGGCAGGTGCTGGCTCAGGATCTCAGCCGGAATGCCGTACTGCGTAGCCTGGGCGACAAAGCTGGCCAGCTGCGCCGCTGCCAGGACCCGCTCGCCCTTGTCGCGCACCAGGCGATTGATAATGCCTGGCTCGCCCTGCTCCACCAGGTTGGCCACGCCACGCATACGGTGTTTCTGCAACAGGATCGCCCAACAGCGCGAGATCTCCAGGGCTGCCGCCGCCTCAAAGGTGGTGGGCGGCCCGCTGCCCAGGCCGTCGATAATCGCCCGCAGGTCCACCGCCGCCCGCAGGTCGTCAGGCATCCGACGAGCCGAACCCTGACGTACCGCGCACGGTCTCGGGCAGCTTATCCACTTCCACCCAGGGCGGCGTCAGCGCTGGGAAAATAAGCACCTGCTTGAGTCGGGCGTCGGGCTCGACAAACACTGGCTCGTCGCCAGGATTGAACACGCCCGACAGTAGCTCGCCGGTGTACTCCGTGTCGATGATGCCCTGCATGCTGATCAGACCACGGTTGCGCCAGGTCGACGAGCGGCCAGTGATCATTGCCCACAGCCCGGCCGGCAGCTTGATGGCGATACCGCTGTGAAAGCTGACGTAGCTGTGCGGCGGCACGAAGCCTCCGTCCAGGCAGACCAGGTCGAAACCCACGTCTCCTGGCTTGGCCAGCTTGGGCGTGACCGCCTCCGGCCGCAACTTGACGAACTGTATCGGTCGCTCCATGGCCTGCCGCCACTGATCCATCTGTGACTCGGCCCAGTGCTGCTCCATCACCTGTCGAACATGCCCCACGTCGGGCGGCCGTCTGTCAGGCATAGCGTCTCCGTCTGCATCGTGATTGTTTCTCCTGTATTGTTAGCTTATCAGGCCGTAGCTGTCTTTGGCAAGTCCAGCCGGCCGCGCCGGCGCAGGGACGAGACCCAGGCGTCATGGTTCCAGCGGTCTGGCCGCTGCATGGACGGGCGCCGATCGATCAGTATGTCAGGACCGGTACCAACGAACCAGATCCTCACGCCCAGGTGGTGCTCCATCTTAGAGACCCACTCGGCAGCCTTCGGGTGATTGTCGCACAGGTCGGCCCAGGTGGTCACGCCGGCCGCGTCCGGGAACAGATAGTCCAGGAAGGTGACGGCCAGGCCGTCTGGCGCATTCAGATCAATGGCTTGCTTGGCCAGGTCGCCGTCCCAGGCGCCGATACGTCGTGGCTTCCTGGTCACCGTGGTGAACTCGACCAGGTCTTTGATACCGGTCATGCGCTGCATGGTCGCCCAGTCCACTTCGCCCTTCATCGGCCCGCTGTTGCCAGCCACCCGGATCGGGCAGGTACGGAACACCACGATGACGGACGACACATGCTGCGGTGCCAGGCCAGCGTCGGCCGCCATCTGCGCCGCATTAGTGTCGTGGTTGGTAGTGAACGGCCAGGTGCCATGAATGACCGACAAGCCGGTGCCCTGCGTACCTTCCAGCAGGATGGGCATTCCGCCAGACCTGACCGCGTCGGCCAGGAACCCGGCCGTGTTGGGCCGCAGGATGGGCTCCAGCCAGGGCTCGCTGTCCAGCATATTCTCGGCCCGCTCGAACATCAGCGTGTTGCGCTGCAGTCGGGCGATGCGTGCCACGCCAACTCCCTCACCGGTCGAGCCATAGCGCCGGTGGGCTTCGCCGTGTACGCCGCCCGCTTCGTCACGGTGTTCCGGGCTGATGATGCCAGCGTGCGTGTCTAGCCAGATGCGCTGTTCGATGGGCTCACGCAGCGTCATCTGCTTGGTCTCCATCATGGTCTGCTCAAAGGCACGGATGGCGTCCATCTCCCGCTTGAGCACTTCCAGGCTGACCAGGGCTCCTGGCGTCAGGATCAGGCGGCCTACCGGGTTGGTCCAGCCGACCGGCACCTGTTGCATCGGCCACTTTTTGCCCAGGTAACTGAAAGTATGCCCAGCGTTCGGCCCGCCCGACCTGACGTGCACGGCGAACTCGTCGGCCAGATAGTGGGCGATAGAGCCCTTGCCTTCCGAGCCGTACTGACCGCCCACCAGGGCGACCACGGCGCTCCTGCTGTCAGGCACTGGCCACTTCCTTCTCCAATGACTGCAGGTAGGCTTCGATGTCGGCCACCCTGATCAGGCGCCGGTTGCCATCCTTGACCGACCGCAGCTTGCCGTCGCGCACCATGCGGTACACCAGCAGCCGACTGCAGCCCAGCATCTGCGCTGCCTCCGCCGGTCGAACCACTATGCGATTGTCCGTGACCTGGTCTTTTGCCATACGTCTTTCCTCATGCTCCCGATTTTAACACAGGCGATACAGCGCGAGCTAAAAGGGCTCAACCTGACGCAGATCGATCGCCCGTTTGATCTGCTGCAATGCCTGGCCGCTGATTATCTGTGAGCCGGTGACCCGTACACCCAGCCAGCCCAGCATGGCGGCTTCGGTGTGCTTCTCCAGATCCTCTGCCAGGCTGTCCACCGTACCCACCTTCACTTTGTGCGTCCGGCCATACACATCCTTGATTGGTTTGTATAACGTACGTATACCACGGTGGCGCATTTGCGCACCCATGCCACCCTCTACCGATAGGTACACCATGAGCTTCGGCCAGGCGAAGTCCAACTCCCACTTGCGAGCAGTATGAAAGCGGTAATCCCGCGTCCAGGCCGGCAGCTTGGCCAACCGCATCTGCGTGGCCATGGCGGTCTCCAGGCCACTAGGCGGTCCCGGCATGCTCACAGTCCACGTAGTGCAACACGGCGCTGGCGTACCACGGAGGATCACCACGCTCGCCAGATTCCCAGATCGACACGTTCCGACCGGTCATGCCCAGCAACACCGCCATCTGACGAATGGACAGGCCGTGCTCCTGGCGCCAGCGGCGCACATCCTCCGACCGCCACTGCGGTATCTTATTGATTGGACCGGCCAACTTGCTCGGCATACTTAACCTCACGAATCCTGGCGATGTACCACTCGACCATCCTGACGCACTCCCTGTCGCACCAGTGCTGATGGGCACTGACCGGCTGACCGTCCGGGCGCTGGCCGCGCCGCAGGTCTGCCCTGGTCGGATGCCCCTTGACATGGGAATACTCGAGCCGTCCAACTCCATGCAGGGCTTCCACCACGCGACCGACCATCCACAGCGGTATGGTCTTTGGATCGAGCAGCACCCTACCCGACAGACGAGCGATGGTCACGCTGGAATCCGTCACCACCTGGCCGCTCCACCCAGGCGGGCGGTGCTCCAGGCCGCAAGTGACCGCCATAAGCTCGGCATGATTGTTACTGACCAGGACACCATCGTCCGGACCGACGAACTCAACCACGTCAATCTTGAGGATATCCAACGAAGCCTCAAGCTGTCTAGCCGCCCTGACGAGCAGCCGGTCGGCCACCGGCACCAGCACGCCGCGCCCTTCGTCCAGGACACGGTGGTCGGCCACCAGGCGCCAGGCGAACACGCCGCCGTAGCTGGATGGGTTCTTGCCCACCACGCCGCCGTCAGCGTACAAGATCTCAACCGGCATCGCTCTTGATGATAGCTGCCAGGCGCTCCAGGCAGCGCCGACAGACCCAGCAGCCGTGGCAGCGTAGCTGGATGCACATTTGGGTCTGGCCGCACTCGGAGCATTTGGCGCTGACCGCCCTGAAATGCGCCTGGTCCACGTCGGGCTCGGCCGGCCGGGTGCTACTGGCGGTGAAGCTGACCGTCACGCCTGCGTCATGCCAGGGTTGATCGGCCGCAGTACCTCTTCGAAGAACGCGTCCCAGGCTTGCCCGAGATAGTTGCTCACCGGCCGCTCACCTTACCCCAGTCCACTGTCTTGCCCCGCTTCTTGGCCTCTTTCGCCTGCTCTGCCTCCTGGCGCTGCGCCTGCCGCTTGGCGAGTACCTCCCTGGCGTGAGCGAACAGGCCGATCTGCTGCATGTAGTCGTTCATCGTTGGAGCACTGGCCACTGACTAGCGCATGCCGGACTGGGTCGGCAGGCGCTGCCGCTTGTAGGTCATCTTGCAGGCCGGGCATAGCGCTATCTCGGGCGTCACCCATACCAACTCGTGGTCGTCGCCCTTGGCACGGCCTGGTTCCATATCCAATGTTGCCATCTGTCGCTCGGCCTCCTGGTCGGCTCGTCGTCTACGCTCTGTCTCCTGGTCGAACGCCCGGTCCCAGGCGTTGCTCCGGCCGTATTCCGGACGGCCACCGGATGGCCTCTGTCTCTTTGAACGGCTACCGGGCCGTCCGGAGCCAGAGGCCGTTTCCTTGCCCTCCGGTGAAGCCGTCACGACACAGGGTCGCGAAGGTTCGGCAACCTGCTGGTGTCGATGACCACGGCAAGCTCGCTGATACGACTGGTGGTACGCGGGTGACCCAGGATCTCCGTAAGTTCGTCCATAGCCAGGTTACTGGTAAAAATGGTCCGTCGCCGCTCACGGTGCCTGGTGGCAATCAGGTCCCACAGCGTCTCTGTCGCCCAGTCCACGTTGGCATCAGCACGGTGACGCTCGGCACCGATATCGTCGACTAGCAGCACCTGCACACCGACCAGGGCTTCCCAGGCCACGTCCAGGCTATCGGTCATGGCCTGACGGTTGCCGTACGACGAGCGCAGACGCCGCAGCATGTCGGATACCTCAACAAACAAGCTGGTCTGACCACGCTCCGCCAACTCTCGCAGGGCGCCCACCGCCGCGCCGGTCTTGCCGGTTCCGACAGGCCCATACAGGTATAACCAGCGATCCTCTTCGTCGATCCATAACTGGATGCGAGCAGCTAGCCGCTGGTGGCGATCCGACTGGGCTGCCAAGCTGATCAACGACCAGTCTTTATAGGAACCGGGCAGGCTACCATACATGCGCTCGATCACAGCCTGGACGCGGTCACGTTCCATGGCCTCCGCCGCTGCCTGCACCTTAGCCTTCATCAGAGCCCCGTCTTGACAATCGCAGTATACCTGCCAACCGTAGATGGGCTCGCCATCTGAACCCAGGCCGTGCGCCGTTCGATGATGACCACCCATGCCCAGGCACCAGCAACCAGCAGATCGACCGACCGCTAGTGCCTCATACCACCTGGCCAACTCCAGGTCGTGCTCCAGGCGGGTCCTGGCGCCGCGAGCGTCACGACTATCTTCGCCAGCCAGCGCTGCCAGGTCAGCCTCCAGACGAGCCACCGACCAAGGCGGCCTGGCAGCGTCCAGCAACATGCGGTCCACCCATTCCGGGTCGCGGTCTGGCCCGGCGTCCTGGATACGCTGCCGGCGCAGGCGTCCTAGTACGTCTCCCAACGATTCCATTAGATAACCTCCACTCTCTTGTTGCTCACCTGGGACTGCCAGGCACTGTCGCGACCCTTCCGATTGAACCAGGCACCCATGGCCGGAATAATATTGCGCAGCGGCTGGCGCCGCATGTAATCATCACCCCACTTCCTAGCCATCAGCGCCGCCACTGCCTCCGCGATCTCTTCGGCGCTGGCATCCGTATCGTTGACTGCCTTGGCATCGGTTGGCGTAGTACGGTAGTTGAGCCCCAGTCGGCGTACTTCGTCGATGAAGGCCGCATATTTGTTCTGTTTGGGTGGTGACACGCTGTCACCATGCGCCCCCGGACCCGGTGACGGTTCCGGTGACGGTTCCGGAGAGAGGTCCACGCGCGACGGTGTCACCGGCGTCACCCCTTTGGTGTCACCGGCGTCACCGTTTGATGGTGTCACCGGCGTCACCGGTGACACGTTGTCACCATGTCCAGAGATGGTGACACGGTACAGGTTAACCATACTTGGTCCTGCATTGCGTTCCACCTTTAGCTCGCCACGGTCCATGATCGAGACCAGGCAGCGCTGCACCTGGCGCTCGCTCAGTCGCGATTTGGCAGCCAGGTTCTTTACCTTGGGATATGCTACACCGCTGTCGTCAGCCCAGTCTGCTATGGCCAGGAGCACCAGCAACTCGCTGGAATCGGTCACGGTCGAGTGCGACCACACCCTGGCCATCATCGCGATGCTCATACTTCGCCCCGCTCCATACGCTCCAGGAAATCATCCATGGGTACCCGGCCGACATTCTGCCGCCGGCGCCTGATCAGCGAGATAGTGCGCAGCATCGACATCGACCGGCCGCGCAGGTTCTGCTCCAGGATGTCCCATTCCTCTGGATTGGTGCTGTACCAGTAGCCAGCTTCGCCGCTGGACGATATGATTGGCCAGCCCGCCCGCCGTAGCTCCATGATACCGGTCATCACGTCGCGCCTGGACGCCCGGCCCAGGCTGGTCTTGACCATGAATATCAAGGTGTCACGTGAAACATGCTCATTCGGATGGTGCTCGAACCAGTCGTGCATCACATTCTCTGGCGTGCCCAGCGGGAATGACTCCGGCACCCATGGCAGGCTGGTGTCCAGGGTCAGCTGCCTGGCCGGCAGTGTCACCTGGCGCTCGGGCGCCGCCGCAGTGCGTCGGTCGGCAGCCTCCTGCATCTGTTCGTGCTCAGTCGAGCAGAACGGGTACCACGGCCCGGTGGCGAACACCACCCGGTAGCAGTTGTTCCAAGGGCAGATGGTGTCAGTCGGCGTTACCATTGGTCCTGGGCTCCGCCTCTTCCGCCCAACGCAGGATGTCCTGCGCCCAGGCTTTGGCGATACGCATGGTCACCACGCTCGCCTTGGGCTGCTCACCCTCTGTCTCGGGCAGACCCAGCCCAGCCACCAGTTGAGCCGCAGAACGCAGCGTCGAGCACAACGTGACCCGCCTGGTGTCGGCTAACGTCCACGACCGGCCAGCATTGGCACCATTGCCACCACCACCTGCACCGCTACCCAGCTTATTGCCATCTTTATCAGTGATCTCACGCAGGAACCCTTTATTGTCCAGGCCGACTTTAACCTTGTCGCCCCGCTTGGGCACCGGCCGCTCCGACTCGGGCGGCGTGCCGTAGTTCGACCAGTTGTGGTAGTCATCTTCGCCCTGCAGCTTGACGCCGCGAGCGTTGGCGCTGGCTACCACGCCCAGCATCCATTCTAATGCTTCAGCCATCTATCGGCCTCCATCCATGATTATTGTGAACAGCAGAACAATCATGATCAAGACCGCCAGCGGCAGGACAATGACCAGCCAGGGTCGGATACTCGGATCCGGTACGGCCTGCGCCCGGATGCGCTGCCTGGGCATCCATGGGCGCTGGAATAGCTCGTCATCTTCATTTAGAGGCACCCGTAAGGGCTTTGGCTCTGCGTCGTCATCAGCTTCCGGCATAGCTCCATCACAGTCGGGCTTGCTCCTGGCGACGGACGTTGTGTACAATGCCAGGCGCGGTCCCTCCAGGGTCCGTTGTTTCTCCTGTAGCCCCCGGTCGCTGG